TCGACCTACGTGGTACGCAAATCAGTGTCCTACCCGATAACTTGACAGTTGGCGGTTCTCTCGACCTACGTGGTACGCAAATCAGTGTCCTACCCGATAACTTGACAGTTGGCGGTTCTCTCGACCTTGAAGGTACGCAAATCAGTGATGAAAGTAAGGTAAACCGGAACATTGATGAAAATTCATTTTTCGAGTGGCGAAATAAGAAATACGTAAAGGCTGACGGTATTTTTTCCAAAGTGATTTCTCACAAAAGAAATGTATACAAAATTCAAAAAATAGGTTCTACGAAAGAAACATATTTGGTTACTGATGGAAACGGAAAGTTCTCACATGGTGAAACAATCAAAGAAGCAAAAGATGATTTGATTTTCAAAATTTCAAATCGTGATAAATCAGACTACAAAGGATTGACACTGGAAAGCAAAATGAGCTTTGAAAAAGCAATTGAATGTTATCGTATCATAACCGGTGCCTGTAGCTTTGGAACGAAAGATTTTGTATCAAATCGACTTATATCAAAAAAGAAAGAATACACAATCGCTGAAATGATTGAAGTCACAAAAGGCGAGTATGGTAGTTCAACTTTTCAAAATTTCTTTATTTAATAAAACAGTAGCAGTATGGCAGACGAAAACAAAGTCCCTGTTCGCAAAGTGGACATTCTCAAAAAAACGTTGGGTACGGATAGTATCAACGAACAATTCAAAAACGCATTAGGAGCAAACAGCAATGCGTTTGTAGCAAGTATTATCGACCTGTACACAGGTGATCCTCAATTGCAGACATGCGACCCGAACCTAGTAGTTGCACAAGCATTGAAAGCAGCAGTTCTGAAACTCCCAATCAACAAGGCATTAGGCTTTGCTTTCATTGTCGTTTTCAATAACTCAGTGAAAACAGAAAACGGTTGGGTGAAAGTCCCAACACCAACGTTTGTTCCCGGCTACAAAGGCTACATTCAGTTAGCTATGAGAACTGGCCAGTATCGCACAATGAATACCGATGTGGTTTACGAAGGAGAGCTTCAAAAAGTCAAAAAATTGTCAGGTGAAATCAACTTCGATGGTGTCAAAACTTCTGACAAAATTATTGGGTATTTCGCTTATTTCGAGTTGTTGAATGGCTTTGAAAAAACGCTCTACATCGATGTTGAAAAAATGTCTAAACACGCTAAACGTTACGCTGCTTCGTTGAAAAATAACAAGGATGTAACGGTTGAAACGTTGAAAATTCTTGCCAACTCAGAACAGTCAGGTGATAAGGTTGGTTGGCTTGGAAATTTCACAGACATGGCCTTAAAAACATGCTTGCGAAACCTACTAGCTAAGTGGGGCTACTTATCAGTTGAAATGCAAAGCGTACTTACTTCTGACAACGAAGATTACGACAGCACGGATGACCGTAACAAAGCAATCAATGACATTCGACCTAATAACTTGAATATCGAGGATACAGACTTCACAGACGAAACTACTGCAGCGACTACCGAAAGTGAAACTCCAACACCATCAGGAGATGGACCAGGTTATTGATTATGTTAGAAGTCATAAAATATGTAACAAGTGGATTTTGGGTGTTTGTTGGAACAACAATTTTAATATCAATACCTATTGCTTTTATTTCTGAAACTATAATATCGGTTGTAAAAGTGTATTTCAGGTATCTATCCAACAAACAGCCAAAATGAAACTAACTATCCTCGGAAGTAGCTCAGCAGGTAACTGCTATATTATCCAATCTGACACCGAAGCATTGATATTGGAAGCAGGTGTAACACTTGCGAAAGTAAAGCAAGCACTCGGTTTCGACATTAGCAAGGTGTCAGGTTGCTTAATCACTCACTTGCACGGAGATCACTCAGGCAAAGCAAAGGATTTTGAGCAATGTTTCCCTGTCTACGCTAATAAAAGTGTCATAGAAGCAAAAGGATTGCAAAGAGCAAAGGAAATTCAAGCAGAGAAAGGCATTAAGGTAGGAAATTTCAAAGTACTACCATTTCATGCAGCACACGATGTTCCGTGCCTTGGTTTCCTTATCAATCACAGTGATTTTGGGAATATGATGTTTTTGACCGATAGTTTCCTTTGCGATTACACTTTTGACAATTTGAATCATATTTTGATAGAATGTAATTATTCAGATGCTTGCATTGATGAGAGTGTTCGTAATGGTTTACATTGGAAAGTAAAAGAACGGGTAATGACTAGCCACATGGAGCTAAAAACGACCAAAAAGGTATTGCTCAATCAAAACCTTACCAATGTCCACAACGTGGTTCTATTGCACTTATCAGGACAAAACAGTGATCCTGCAGAATTCTTTGAAGTTATCGCCAAAGCAACCGGTAAGCCGATAACTATAGCTAAGCCCGGTGTTGAAATTGAATTAATCAAAAATCCCTATTAATCATGGAACTAACATTATTTCGAGTTGAAGATATTGTCCCAGTTGTAGAAGTGGTACAAATAGACGTAAAAAAAGGACAATTTCACGATAGAACTGGAAAGTTTGCTAATAAGTTAGTTTCTGAAAGAGACCAAGCTGTAAGAGAAGCAACCGGAAGCAAAAATCGTTGCAATTACCTTACCTCTATTGTATCATGTCTTAGAAAGCAACTACGTCAAAAAGACGAACGGATTATTGAACTCGAAATGAAGTTAAAGCAAAAATAAAATTAATAATTTTCATTAAAAACAGTATCATTATGGACAAAAATTTAGGGCTTGAAATAGTAGACCCGGAACAAAGAAAACGTTTTTTGAAAGACAATTGCGATGTTGTAGAAGACAAAGGTTACATGAAACAGTTCAGCAATGACAAAGTAGTTGAATTGAAAGAAAGACTTTCAGAGGTTTCTATTGAAATCAACGACAAGGAAGAAGAACTGAACGACATTAAGAAAACGTTCAAATTCCAAATGGACCCGCTCAAAGAAGAAAAGCAACTTTGCTTAAAAGGAATCAAAGAACGTGCAGAGTACGTTACCGAAACATGCTACACATTCATTGATCAGGCCGAAAAAATGGTTGGAACATACAATGCGGAAGGGATGCTTATTTCACAACGTCCTGCAATGCCTAAAGAGCTTCAAGGAACTATTCATCAGGTTTTGAGAACAGGAACAAATAATTAATTTACTCGAAAAAATTAAAATTTTATGGAAAACGAAAAAATGCAAGTTGTCCTGCATGAAGGACAAACAGAATTAGTTATCAGAGAAGGTAAAGCGCAAAACATCTTGGATGTAAAACCGCCAGTAAAAATTGCACTTGTAGGAGTTATTGGCGCACCTACTGAATTTTTGGCAAGGAGATTTCAGCATTGTGTGGATGCAGCAAAACCTGATTGTATTGAGATGCTTGCCCACTTTGATCCTACCCGATTACACGTTTTAGTAAATCGTGAGGATGTAAAAATTACCCTCGTTATTGACGAACACGATGAATACAAGCGTGGAACTGTTGTTGGATCACTTGAACTTCACCCTAAGTTTGTAGAGTTCGGAATAAATGACAGCAAAAAGCTGTGGGAGCCAAACGAGCTTGGCCAGTTCTTGAAAATGAACCGGGCGTTTTTCCCTGACCGTTCAAAGAACATGACTTTGGTTAGCGAGTTGAAAAATTTCGTTGGGAAAGTTGATTCAACAATTGAACAGCAGAAAGAAGACAAAGGAAGTTTTAAGGACAATTTCAGTGCGGTTGTAACCTCCAACCTACCCGATTCTTTCAGCGTTCAACTACCGGTATTTAAAGGCACAAAACCCGAAATAATCGATGTTGAATTCTATGCAAGTGTAAGTGGTCGTGAGATTTTCGTTCAACTGGTATCGCCAGGTGCTAACGAACTGTTTGAATCAATAAGGGACACTGTAATTGACGAACAGATTGAAGCTATTCGAAAAATTGCACCCAACATTGTAATTATCGAGCAGTAAAAAGGGAAACGTAATGCAATCACAAAAATTTAATTCTTTTTCGTGGGATTATTTCAAAAATGTGATTGCATTACACTCACTTTTATATATCTTTACATCCTCAATCAATAGGAGTAGCAGCCTAGATAAAAATTTTACGACCCCTTTTTTCCTATTCCGACCTGCTACTCGGAAGTTTGGAAAATTGGGGTTTCGTTTTATACACAAATGAAGACACTATATTTCAAAAAAGAGAACGGAGAAATTAAGGAAGAAGAACAGCTATTCAAGCAATTGAAGCAGTCATTCCTTAGTCTTAAAAATGGTGATTATGAGATAGTTCATAAGCTATTCAAGAAGAACCGTTCTAACGATCAAAATGCTTTAATGTGGTTGTGGTTCACATGCTTAGAAGACGAAACAGGACAAGACAAGCAAGACATTCACGATTATTATTGCAAGCTATTCTTAAGGCGTGAAGTAGTAATCAACAACAAGCGTGAAGTAGTAGTTTCCGGCACAAAAAATCTGAAAACTGATGTAATGGCTAACTTCCTCACTAAAGTACAAGCAGATGCAGCAAGTGAGTTTGGTTGTCAGTTACCTACACGTGAAGACCTGCATTTCGAGGAATTCAGGAGACAATACGAACGGTTTAATTCTCATAACGATGGCAGATAATAAGTCAGGGTTTAAATTCTACAATGTAGATACAGACCGGTATCAGGACATGAAAATAAAACGGCTAAAGAAGAAGTATAGCTGTAATGGAATTGCTGTCTACGACTACATACTTTGTGAGGTTTACAGGGTTCGTGGTTGCTTTACAGAGTGGGATGATAACTTCTTGTTTGACGTAGCAGATTACTTTTCGATAGAAGAACAATTGGTTACTGAAATAGTGAATTTCTGTTGCAATGTAGGTCTTTTCGATAAGATTGTTTTTGCCAAATTATCAATCATTACTTCGCGAACAATTCAAGAAAGATTTGTCGACATGAGTAGACGAGCCAAACGAACAGGCGTAAATATTCCCGAAGAAATACACATTATTCGGGAAGTATCGCCAAAAGTTCGGGAAGAAAGTGGAAATACTCAGGAACTTTCAGACAGAGTAGAGAAGAGTAAAGAAGAAGAGAAAAAAGAAGAGGAAAGTAGAGGAAATTACTCACCCAAATATTTTGTCGAAATTGACGAGTTAGAACAATTCCTGAAAGATGATACAGAGTGGTGCGATATTGTTTGCTCACAGAATGGATTTAGTCCTGATCAGATAAATGAGTTTCATGGTTTCATAGAAAAATTTGTATCAAATCTCCGTCAGAAAAAAGTACCCGGCAAGTCCCCGAAAGAAGCTTATGATCACTTTGTGAATTGGTTTATAAAGCAACTCCAAAATTCAAAACAGAATGGAACTGAACAGAAAAGAAATAGCACAAGTGACAGGCAAAGTCAATTGCTTGCAGAAGTTGCCGAAGTTATCGCCACAAATTGAAAAGTTCAAAGAGCAGTTAGGTACAATTACTCAGTACCTGGAGCGATTCAACCCAACGTCTGTACAAGATGGATTGCTTAGAGCTAGAGCCGGATTTGTAGAATGCAAGTCATACGATTTACCAACCTTGGAAATGTCGGCACAGATTTACGGAGAAAAGGCCATTGTCGTATGGATCAAGATTCAACTTGAAAACCTCAATGAATACTGTGGAGTAAAGGAAAAAATGTCACTAGAACAACTTAGCGAAGTTTCGAAAATAATCTTTTACACCTATCCACAATTGAACATTGCTGAAATAGCTTTTTTCATTTTGAAATTCAAATCAGGCTATTTTGGACAGTTCTATGGCTGTGTTGATCCATTGAAAATTTCTTCCGCATTCTGCCAATTTATGATGGATAGAATGGATGCTTTAAACGCTGCACAGCGAGATAGTAAACGTCAAGAGATAGAATGGAGCGTACAAAACGATATGGCTCAAAAGTTACTGAAAGAAAGAATTATTCGGAAACGAAAAAAAATAATGTCAATAAAAAAAATCAGAATCAAACGAATTAAAAAGTAGCAGTATGGACGAAAACAAAAAAAATGAGTTTTTGATTTTCACAAAGAAATTTGATACACTCGAAGATGTCCTTAAGGACAAAGAGTTTCAAACGTTTCTATCCAGTGAAATGGATAGTGTGAAGAAAGGCAGAATGGTAGAACCACCTGCAGGATTCAGGTACAAACGAGACGGATATGATCAGTTAAAAGAAAATGGTCGTTTCAGAGTTGAATACATTATCAGTCAGTACTCATTGATTGAACAAAAGAAATGCGAACTGCCAGGTTCGATCAGAAAATTTATTGAGGGTCTTGTGATCAGTGCAACTGTAAAAATGCGAGACTTCTATTCTATCAGAGTCACCGAAGGATTGATATTTACAGGAAAGAATTTCACAGGTCGTGTTGAAATCCTAGCATTCGATTTCCCTAACAAAATACTGAAAGTGGAGTGTACAACCAAAACCAACGAACAGTTCAACACATGGCCTGAGGATTGGGATTTACAGCACACCATTTGGGGCTTTGAAAGCGGTGAATACTTCGCTGCAACATTTGAAAATTATCCACCAACAAAAATTCAAGCAGTATGAGCGAGTCAATGACAAATGCAATGGAATCTTTCAAGGAAGTTCGAAAAGCAACGAAAATTAAAACCCATGTTCTTTGGATTTCTCCAACGTTTCCACATGATCATCCGAGAAAGGGAGAAAGAACAGATTTCCCCTGTAAGATTTTAAATGCAATTGGTTTCAGTGGTGGTCACATGGAATTATATGCAAGATGTCTCACTTCATGTAAGCGACCATGCTACAGAAGAATGATTGAGCCAAAACTTCATACTTGTCGGGCTGACTCCAAAAACAGCAAAAAAAAGAAAGGAGCTTACGAAGAATGGAAACGAAAGATTGACGAAGTAAACCGTGGCGAAGCAATTCTTTCAGTACGGATGTGGTCGGGAAGTGCTTACAATAGACTACACGATGGAAGTCACCCTGTCGAAATTGCTCAGTTTGATAAAGATTCAGGAATTGGAGTACAACGGTTAGGATTCAGTAGAAAGATTGATTATCCATTCATTGAAAATGGAAAAGATGGTGATTTATACCCAATCTTAGATATTGAAAAAATAGCCCAAAATGATGGCTTATCCTTCGCTGATTTCAGATCATGGTTTATGAAAGCAGACCTATCAAAACCAGTTGCTCTTATTCACTTCACTAAATTCAGATATTGATATGAAAGACTTAAAAATGTTTCAAATTGAAGCGATAGATGAAATGTTCTGCATTATCGCAACTGACTCACAACACGCAAAAGAGATCCTCTTCAAAGAAGAAGATTCAATCCAACCCGATGAAATCATTGATACTAATGAATTGTCGGAAGAAGAAATGAAAGAACGCACTATTCTTGCAAATGTAGACATGGAATTGCCTGAAATGAACTTGTTTGACTATTTCAGAGAATACAAAGGAGAAGGTGGACCCGGTGAATTAGTTTGTTCAACGCTTTACGTAGATTGATATGGACAGTAAAGTTGTATTGACCGACAAAAGCCCAATGCCATTTGGTAAACATAAAGGAGTTGAAATGGCAAATGTGCCCGGAGATTATTTGCTTTGGTTGTATGCTGAATATACTTCTCCAAATCCAAGGTTTGGATTTATAAATCATCCAGTCAAAGCGTACATTGAAGATAATTTGGACGTAATAAAGAAAGAGGTCAGGAAATGAAAAAATATAATCAAAAACCATATTGGTTCATTATAAAAGGTGAAAAGCATTTGAATTTTTGTGGATATACCCCAAGATTTTGGACTTTGAATAATGAGTGTTCACACTATTTTCTATTAAATAGATGCCCTGATTCTCCCGAATGTATCGGATGCAATGCAATAAAATGCTTAACAGAACAAGAAGCGAAAGACAAATGTAAAGAAGCATTGACATTGAAACAATACGGCAATTTCTATTGGTACATAAATGAACAGAAACACACATTTGGATTTGCAGTACATTTCCCTAGATTTGAATCAGAAGGGATTGGATTTGTTAATTTTCATTGTGTCCTTTCTGAAATAATTTCTACTGATGAAATAACAATTAAATAGCATATTAGAACATGAAAACAGCACTAATCATCTTTGCAATTTTGGTAATTATCAGAATTGTAACAAAGCCTAAAACAAGGCTTCTGTCTTATAAAATGCAGACGTTCCAAGCACTTAATTCTGATTGTACCACAATCGACATGGAGCTTGAACGAACAAGAGTATTCGGATTGATAAAGTATAATGTTGAAAGTACTTACGACATTCCTGATGGTCAATCCTTGAAGAAACATTTCAACCATTGGGATAAATTAATTGAAACTAAAAAACCTCTGAAATGACTACCTACGACATTAAACGACTAGCCCTAGTTTTAGCTGTTCAGGCAGACATAGAAGGAATGAAAGCTTTCAACAAAAACAGAGAGTTAAATGGTATGTGCGTAGGGTATGACGAAGCGCAATTTTTTTGCAAAGCAGAGGAATTACGAAATTTAGCAGCAATACACGATGAACAACTTTAAAATATAACCATGGCAATATCACAAGACCACTTGAAAGCATTGATTGCAAAAGGATTTGATCCTGAGAAAATGAGTAAGTACGAAAGTGCAATTTTCCTACTTCAAAATATGTCCAATACCCTACGGCTTGAATATGACGAATACATGAAAAGTTGGGGGTTCAAAGGTAAAGCTTCCGAAATGACTTTCAAGATCAACAAAGACACTAAAGTTTACCTTGAACATGTAAGAAGCATGATTCACGAAAGTCAAGAACAAAACTTCTTCATTGATTACGAAGGGTTTGATGCTCAGTTCAGAGCATTTGCAAAGCTTGAAGATTTACAAGAAAAAGATACTAAACAATTAAACAACAAAGAGTTATGCTTAAATTAATCACTATCGGGCATCTTGGAAATGATGCAACAATCAAAGAGTGGAGCGGTCATACTTATGCTGCATTCTCAGTAGCTAATACCGAAAGTTACACTGATGGACAAGGAGTTAAACATGAAACGACAGAGTGGATTTCATGCTTAAAGCGAGTAAAGGATGGAAGTAGTGCTTTAGTTCCATTATTGAAAAAAGGCACTAAGGTTTATGTCGAAGGGCAACTTTCAAAGAAAATGTTTGAGAAAGCTGGTCAAATGACTTGTGGCCTGAACTGCAACGTTTCTCATTTGGAACTATTAAGTCCGAAACAAGCCGATTCTCAGGCTCAACAAGGACCTTTAAAAGCTGAACCAATACCAACAACCACCGAACCGCTTCCAAGTGCTAGTGAAGGTGAAGATTTGCCATTCTAATCATGACTTGGATTGACAGATCAAGGCCGAAAGGCGCAAAAGTTCAAAAATCAACACGAAGTAAGAAAGTAGAACGTCTCGATATAGTGTTTTCGAAATTCATTCGAAGACGTGATTGCAGTTTTACTTTTGGTCGTTGTATCAGCTGTGGAAAGATAATCAAGTTCGAAGATTGTGATTGCGGTCATTATGTGAACAGAAAACACATGTCAACCAGGTTTGACGAACACAATTGCAACGCTCAGTGTCGTTCCTGCAACCGTTTTGACGAAGGGAACATACAGGGCTACCGAAAGGGTTTGATTGCGAAATATGGCGAGAAAATAGCTGAATCACTCGAAATAAAGAAGTTCAACACCTGTAATTTGTCAGAAGTAGAAATTGACCTACTTTTTGTTCATTACAAGAAAAAATTGAAAGAAATTGAACAAAAACGCTAATTATTTTCATTTTTAACGCAAAAAGTGATTGTTATACACTCACTTTTTGCTACTTTTACATCACAATTCAATAATTAAGGCAAAAGCTCACAAGCGTGTGAATTTTTGAAAGAAAGCACTCCACACATTGCACCATTTCTTTCAAAGCCTTAGTTGTTGAAACAAAACAGTAGCAGAATGACAAAAGTAAAACTTTACACCGGTTACTTCGGTAATTTCAGAGCATTGCAAAACAACAATGTTTTAATGATTAGTATAAGTCGTTATCCTCCAAAAAATTGGACTGGACCTGTAATGTTGGAGTTAGCTCCTTTATCTTACATGTTGAAGTTTGGAGCCGAAGAATACGACAAGTTATTTGCTGAAAGAGTTCTAGGGGTTACAACTCCAAAAAACATTATTAAGCAGATTGAATGGATTGCCGAAAAAACAAATAGTACTAAAATTGCTCTTTGCTGTTTTGAAAAAGAACAAAAAGAATGTCACCGTTACAATGTGGCTCTTTGGCTTCAAAAAGCAGGTTTCGAGATTGAAGAATTCAAAGTTGAAACCAAAACCGAAATTGAAAAGCCAAAAGTTATTGATGCACAGACTTCACTTTTTGATTGAAGTAATATGGAAATCAAAAAAGAATTTATTGCAATATCAAAAGGATATTTTGTTTCCAAACAAGGGGTTGTTTATAGTCCGAAAGGAAATGTATTGAAATTATCAACTGCTCGTGGATATAGTAAATTTGAAATAAGAATTAATGGTGAAAAAGCATCTATAAGAGTTCATAGACTTCAAGCATTTCAAAAATTCGGAAGTGAAATTTATAAAGAAGGGGTTGAAGTTCGGCATTTTAATGGTATTCCATTAGATAATTCTTGGGAAAATATATTGATCGGAACAAGAAGTGAAAATCAAATGGATATTCCTAAGTTAGTAAGAAATACACGTGGATTGACTGGAACTAAAGAAATTATAAAATACCCTTTTGATCAGGTTTTGGAAATTAGAAAGTACCGTGAAGATGGTCATTCGTATAAGGAAATAATGGAAAGATATAACATTACTGATAGAAGTACTGTAAGTTATCTTATCAATAAACGAGTAATGTAATTACCCCCGTCCTTAGCTCAAGGAAAAGAGTACTCCACACTTTATGGAGGGGTTGGCTGCGTAACTCAGTCAGGGCGGACAAATAATTTAGCCTGTAGGCACGGAAAAGTAATGAAATGCGGGGAGTAATACGACTTCCCGCATAATTTTTTTAAGTACAAAAGTATGGCACTACAAACACCTGGAGCATTCTTTCTCGGAACGCTCGTTCCTTCTGAACAGAAGTACATGAAAACGATTTTGGAAAATGCACGCAAAGCAGGTTTCACACGTGTTGTTGAACCTTGTTGTGGTGCATTTGCTATGTCGCACCTAGCCATTCAGGCAGGATTTAAACCTGAACAGATAGAATCAAGTGATGTAACCATGTTCTCGTCAATTTTCGGTTATGCTATGATGGGAAAGTCTCTTGAAGATTTAGAGATTGAAGCAACCGGATTTTCGAAAGAAGAATTGCTTGATCCTGCAACCTCGCTTTACGCATTGATGTACTTGAAAACAATGATGACTGCAGGTAGTGATTTTTTTTATGCCATGCTCAAAGATTTGGAGCTTCGCAAAGAAGAACATATTGCTAAGATTCAAGAGCAACTGGATCGTGGAAAAGGATTGCTGCAAGGTTTCAATTACCGTCCTCTCGATATGTTTGAGCATATCAACGAAGTGATCAATGATGAAAAGACAATCATTATCGCGAACCCTCCAACATACACTGCAGGTTTTGAAAAGTGGTACGGAACAGGTGGAAACATGAACTGGAAAGAACCTGAGTATGGCATATTTGACCCAAAGACAGGATTAACCGATTTGTTCGAATTGATGAAAGGTGCAAAAGCACTGATAATTTGCTATGAAGAGAACGAAACGCAAAAGATGGCCGGCAAAGCTATCTTTACTCGTTACGGTGTTCGCAAAGGTTTCAATGTTTACCTAACTACCAACCAAGAAGAAAAGGCCGAAGCTCTTGCAGAGGGTAAAATGGTTGTTCGTTCCAATGAAAGCAAAATGTCACCGCTCGATTGCTCAACCCTCCCAACTGATTACGTAATTACTGAAAATTCCAAGATAGAATTCATGCAGGTTGAACCACAGTATTGCCAGTACTATCGTGGCATTTGGACTCACAACTTTGTAGGTGGTCAAGCCCAGGTAAATGTAGTTTTGCTTATTGACCGATATGTTGCAGGAGTGTTCGGTTATCAAATAGCTATTGGTGCCATGGTTCTGAAAGATTTGCTGATCATGTTTGGAATTACGATCCCGACAAAAAACTACCGATTGGGCCGATTACTCACCATGATAGCAACGAACCGGCAAACGCTGAAAGCAATGCTAACCGATTATCAAATTTCCCGACTTCATGGAGTTCAAACAACACAAATCACCAAGTACCCCGAATCAAAGGAAATGCGTGGTGTAATGAAGTTAGTTTCGAAAGAAAAAGGAAAGTTAGGCTACAAATTAATTTACAAAACCGAAATACAAGATCGTACCAAGGAAGAAACACTAAAGCTTTGGTTGAAAAAAGAAGAAACATGGAAACAGGAAAGAGCGAAAGCAAAATCACAACAGGAGTAGAATTACCTTCCGGAGTTACTGTACTTGCAGATTTAGGTTATGGAATCGTAGTTGCAAGAGTTGAAATAAATTTAATCCGTGAGCAGGATAAAAACGCTCACTTGATGAAACCTGAAATGTTTCGTCAATTGCATGAGAACATAAAAAAGAGAGGTGGGCTTGAAAGTTTACCTCTTTGTGCATTTACGGATAAAATAGAGGTTATCTCAGGACACCACCGTTTGAGAGCTTCAAAAGAAGCAGGATTGAAAGAGATAATTGTTTTGCTTGATATTACAGGGCTAACAAGAAGCCAGATTGCAGCAAAACAACTTGCACACAACGCCATTAATGGTTTCGATGATCCTTCAATGTTGAAAGAGATTGCCAAAATGATTACTGACGTAGACGACATGATTGAAAGTTTTATCGGAAAGGATGTAATAGGCGAACCACTTGCTGAATTGGAAAAGCTGTTGGCACCTATGGTGGACTTTGACTGGAAGCAATTACAGATTGTTTTCCTGCCACACCAATTGAAAGATTTGGAATTGCTCGTAAGTAAAACGCAAGGAAGTTTCGACTACATAGGCGCTGCATACATTGACCAGTATGAGCAATTAATGGAAACGTTAGCAAAGTATCAGAATTTCAAGAATGTAAAGAATCTCGGAACAGCCATGCATTCAATGATAAGCCTTGCCAATGCTGAAATGGAAGCTTCGGAATATGACGGAACGGAAGAATGGGTAACGTTATCACATTTGTTCGGTTCGGCAGCTATTCCCCAATCATTGAACGAAACGATGAAAAAAGTAATCGAAAAAATGAAAAAAGAAGGGGAGATTACCGAAAAGACAAAATGGAAATCACTAGAAGTACTAGCAAATCAATACTTAGGAGAATAGATTATGGGGAGACCAACTGATTATACACCTGACATTCATATACCATGGGTGCAAAGCCTAGCAATGGAAGGATTGATTGACAAGGAGATAGCAAAATGCATTGGCGTTTCAAGGTCAACATTGAAGCTATGGGAGAAGATTTATCCTGAGTTTTCGGACGCCTTAAAAATTGGAAAAGACTGTGCTGATGCTAAAGTACTTACTTCTTTGTTCAAAAGGGCTACTGGCTACACAGACAAAGAAAAGAAAGTAGTTATTGAGATGGATGCACAGGGCAACCAAAAGCCTGCACGAATTGAAACGACAGACAAACACATTGTTCCTGATGTAGGGGCGATTTGTTTTTGGTTGAAAAATCGCAGACCTGACGAGTGGCGTGACAAGAAAGATGTTGAACTTTCCGGTAATCCCTTTGAGGATTTAATGAAGTCTGCAACAGCAACCGATGATGAAGAAGAAGCAAGCAAATGACAAAGAAAAACAAATTGCAGTTTTCAAGTCATGGCAAGCTGATTGGAATAAATTTGTTCGGGAGGTCCTAAAGGCTCGACTGGACAAAGAGCAACAGGATATTATCAGGTCTGTTCAGCACAACAAGATGACTGCGGTTGCAAGCGGAACAGCGAGAGGTAAAGACTTCGTAGCTGCTTGCGCTTCTTTGTGTTTCTTGTATCTAACTCCTAAGTTTAATTCTAAAGGCGAACTGGTTGAGAACACAAAGGTAGCAATGACAGCACCTACAGGAAGACAAGTAACTAACATTATGGTTCCTGAAATTCGTAGGTTGATGCGTAACGCTAAATGTTTGCCCGGCAGGATCGTGTCTGGAGATATTCGAACAAGTTACGAAGAATGGTTTCTAACAGGTTTCAAGGCTGACGATAACAATACGGAAGCATGGTCAGGGTTTCACGCTGTAAATACCATGTTTGTTGCAACGGAAGCTTCTGGGATGTCTGAATTAATCTTTAATGCCATCGAGGGTAACTTGCAGGGAAATTCAAGGTTGTTGCTAGTATTCAACCCTAATGTTACGACTGGTTACGCTGCAAAAGCAATGAAATCAGACCGTTTCAATAAGTTTAGATTAAATTCACTACACGCTGAAAATGTAGTCAATCGAAAAGTAACGATACCGGGTCAGGTTGACTTTGAGTGGGTGAATGACAAGATAAAGAGTTGGTGCACTCCAATTGTTGAGAATGAATTCAATGAGGGAGATGGAGATTTTATTTGGAATGACGAAACCAACCTTAAACACTTCTATAGGCCAAATGACTTGTTTCGAGTAAAAGTACTCGGAATGTTCCCGAAAGTTGGTGAAGATGTTCTTATTCCTTACGAATGGATTGAACTAGCAAACCAACGTTGGTTGATTTATCAGGAAACAAATTCTACTGTTGATGTTCCTGTCCGGTTAGGTGTTGACGTTGCCGGTATGGGTAGAGATAAAAGCGTACTGTGTCCAAGGCGTGACAATTGGGTTGAAAAGTTCATAACACACCAGTCGGCAGGTAAGGCAGACCACATGCACATTGCGGGACTTGTAAAGAACTACATTAACCGTAAAGGTACGTTTGCATTCATTGACACGATTGGAGAGGGTGCGGGGGTTTATTCAAGGCTTTTGGAGCAGAACTTTTGGAATGCTATATCCTGCAAGTACTCCGAAGGAGCTAGTGGACTGAGTGATATAAACAACGTTTACACGTTCGCAAACATGCGGGCATTTTTATTTTGGTGTGTGCGTGACTGGTTGGACCCGAAGAATAAGAATAACCCTTGTCTTCCACCCGATGATGAATTCACCGAAGAAGCAACAGAGATAAGGTGGAAGTTTCAATCTAATGGCTCTATCCTTATCGAACCGAAAGAAGACATTGTGAAACGATTGAAACGCTCAACCGATAAGTTCGATTCACTTGCAAATACATTTTACCCTAGTGGTAATGGAACTATATTATCAGACGAAGATATTATTAACGATATGCTATAAAACTACATTATGACTGCAAAAGAAATTATCAGCAAAGACAGAAAGGTCGAAGATATAATCACAGACCTTAAGAACAAATGTGTGACTGTGATGTCATGGTCTAGTATTGAAAAGGAATACGACCCGAAGAAACACCCTATCAAAATCGACAAGAATTTGCGTAAGGACAAAGTCAAGAAAGATGGTTCTATCGACAAGGTTGCTCGGATCACTTACGGACTCCAAAAGCTGTCTACTCGTAGAATGACACAAATGGCGTTCTCTATACCTGTGAAAAGGATTTACAGTGTTGGCAATGATGAGACGAAGAAAGAACAGGCTAAGGCAATTGAACTTATTTACAAGTTGGCTCGTATCAATTCTGTGAACATGAAGCGTATGCACGCTTATTTTGCTGCTTGCGAAATTTGCACAGTTTGGTTCCCTGTGAAGAAAGAACAAAAACATAACAAGTACGGCTTTGAAACTAATTTTGAGTTGAAATGTCGTACTTACTCACCTATGTCCGAGAAGTTCTCCCGGCTTGAAAGTGCTACTCTTTACCCATTATTTGATAACCTTGGCGATATGATTGCTCAAAGTTTTGAGTATGTGGTTAGTGAAAACAAAAAGGATATTACCTACTTTGAAACTTACTCTAAGGACTTGAAAAAGATTTGGAAAAAAGTTGATGGCAAGTGGGAAGAAGTAACCAATGATATTCCGATTAGCATTGGTAAGATGCCTCTTTCATACCTTGTTCGTCCTGTTCCTATTTGGGAAGATTCAAGTGGAAATGTTACTGAGATAGAGCTTACATTGTCAAGAGAGAGCGATATTATCAAGAAAAATTCTGCCCCACTTGTAAAAGTAACAGGAGAGTTTCAGCAGACTGGAAGTGTTGATATATCACAAGATGCAGCACGTGAGGTCTATCAATTGAAAGAGGGTGGAAATGTTGAGTACGTTACATTTGATCAGGCTATTGAAGCGATGAAGTTCATGGTTTCTACATTGAAGCAAAACATTGAAGAAGAACTGCAATTGCCTAACCTATCACTAGAGAATGTCAAAGGACTTGGTGCTATATCCGGTGAAGCTCGTAAAACTCTATTGACTGATGCACACCTGAAAGTAGGTGAAGAGAGCGGTGATATTGTTGAGTTCTTCGAACGTGAATTCAATGTTATCAAAGCATTTGTAGGTGAGATGAAGAAAGATTGGAAAGACTCAATCAATGAACTGGAATGTGAGCATATCATTACTCCATTTATTCAGAATGACGAATCGGCCACTATCGACAAGTTGATGAAAGCAACAGCCGGTAAGCAAATTATGTCTCAGAAAGAAGCAATTGGTCAGGCCGGACTTGTTGAAAACATTGATGCTGAACTAGAACAAATTCAAAAAGAAGAACTTGCAGCAAATGCTGTGAGTGCATTCCCAACCTCAATGTAATTGTAAAAATATGACAAATCAAGAATTAGCTTTACTTCTAATTGACGAAGACCCAAACAATGAGATTTCTATTTGTGTAAGTGGGAATTTTCATAAAATAACTGGTGTTAAGTCTTTCAAAAAGTCAAATGTAACTATTTTACATGTAGAAGGATCAATCCAAGTAATTAGGAAAGATCATGCGGAATTTTATAAAGAAAAGTTCAAAGGTTCTTCAATAATAGAATCTGTTTCACCGATAGAAGTCGAATAAATGGAAGAACAACTATTGATCCTTATTCAGAATATTCAAGACCGCAAGACAGCATCAGGTATCGCACCGGTTCATGTCTTGCGGTCGGAAATAGATAAAGCCGTTTCGGCATCACTGAATACACTTTTTACAGATGGTAGAATTAAAGTCGGGAATACTTCTAATGACAAATGGATAGTGAAAGTTTGATTTTGCTTTACAAAGTTAGTATAACGTGAGCAGCTATTTTTATAAAAAACGAAATAGTTGCTCACTAAAATAATCAAAAAGATAGTTTGATGGAAACAAAAGAAATAAAGCCAATACAAGTTAAGCCAAATCTATATGCAGTTTATTTCCCATTTTTAAAGGAGATTGCTCTTAAGTATGGCTATAACCTAGTTATTCACGGCTCAATGAATAGAGATATGGATTTGATTGCTATTCCATGGAATAATGAATTGCGTCCACACTTGGAAATGATAACCGAAATGTCTGACTTTATAGGTGGTGAGATAATGATAAATGATGACAAGCGACTATTCTCTGATAAACCACATGGACGTGTTGTTTACGTGATTGATATTTATAGAGGTGGATATTTAAGTGGTGGTGGATTTGCTGAAATGACATACCATAAAGACCCTCAATATTATCTAGATATATCAATAACACCAACAATCTATGGAAACAAATAACGAAATGAACTATTGGGCCAAAATGGAAATTTGCCATTTACCCTTTGCTATGCAAGATATGGTTAGATTCTGTTTAGGCGATTTCATCAATAGTGGTCAAAGTCGTATAGTATTTGAATGGAAGTTTAGACCAAACACTGTTATAAAGTTCTGCAAGGCTGATGACTGTCAATCTAATTGGACTGAGTATGCAATTTGGGAGTCTGTCAAAGACACTAAAAATGCGAAGTGGTTTTGTCCTGTCATAGATATATCCCCTTGTGGTAGATTCTTATTAATGGAAAAGGCTCGTGCAATTACTAACGAAGATAAGTTGCCAAAGAAATTGCCTAATTTCTTTACTGACATACACACAGGTAACTTTGGATATATCGATGATAGACTTGTTTGTATAGATTATCAGTTCATAACACGTGGTATAGACTTCGCATTTTGCACACAGAACACAAAAGTAAATTGGAATTAATGCCAAAAGTATTCAAATTAGACCCGGAAGCAGCTCACTTTAGTCGTGTAGATCGATACGCACGACAAGTTGAGCAATTATACCTTGAAGCAATACAGGAAGCTGTAAGCATTGGTTCAACCATATCATTGCCCGAAGGTAGCGACCAGTTTACTTTTGACCAATATCCTCAGACTAAAGCAAGGATTGATAAGTTTATGAAAACGATGTCTCAAAAAATGACATTCATTATCAACGAAGCAACTGGCAAAGAATGGTACGAAGCTGTAGCCAACAAAGCTAGTTTGATTGATTCATTCATCAAAAAAACACAGCTCACTAAATCACAACTGGAATCGTACAACAGTCGAAATTTGGAAGCCTTACAAGCATTTCAGAACAGAAAAATTGGCGGTCTCAATCTATCGGAAAAGGTTTGGAAATACACCAACCAATTCAAAGGTGATTTGGAAATGGCGTTGGACATTGGAATTGGTGACGGACGTTCTGCAGCAGAGTTAAGCCGTGATGTTCGTTCCTACCTAAATGATCCTGAAAAACTTTTTCGAAGAGTTCGTGATAAGCATGGAGTATTGCAACTTTCAAAGAATGCGAAGAAGTACCACCCAGGTGAAGGACAATATAGAAGTTCGTATAAGAATGCAATGCGATTGACTCGAACATCAATCAACATGGCCTATCGTGAATCGGACTATCTGAAAAATCAGCAGTTAGATTTTGTTGTAGGTTTTAAAGTTGTTCGCTCCAACCACCATTTCGATTGTTCTGTTTGTGATTCTTTGAAAGGCAATTATCCGAAGTGGTTCAAGTTTGTTGGTTGGCACCCACATTGCCGTTGTCATATCGAAGATATTCTTGCAAGCGAAGAAGAGTTCATCAATCACCAAAAACGAATACTTGCAGGTGAAGATGTAGAACTTAAATCAAAGAACGAAGTATCAACACTGCCGGAAGGGTTCACTGGGTGGGTTTCCGATAATGAAGAACGGATCACAAATGCAACGAAAAACGGAACACTCCCATACTTCTTGAAAGACAATGCAAAACACTTGAACTAGCTAGTAATCAACACAATAATGTAAAAGCAATCTGAAAATGGTTGCTTTTACTGTTTATATATGTTACGAACATGGCTATCAGTAAGTTATCACGTTAAACAACATTAATTCACTTCAATTTATGAGCGTATTGCACACACATTTCAATTATTATTGTTAGCTTTACACATTCTTTTAAACAAACAAATAAACACAAGACAATGTCAGTAGCAACATTACCCCCAACAAAGACCGACAAGGCAGTTGAATTATTCAACCTTGGCAACATAGTAGCAGCTTTCGGAATTTTCAAAACGTTCAGAATTGGTTTTTCAGCAGACGAACGTAGAACACTTCAAATAGCACATGAATCAATGACCGGGAAAGAGTCGTTCTACAAGTCATTACAGATTGATACAGACGCTATCAAGACACAAGCCTTACAACTTATCAAATCAAAGTATAATCTTTAAACAGTAGCAGAAAATGGAAACAATTAATTGGAATGCCCCAAAAAGTGAGCACGAACTTATTGGAAAAATCGTAAAACGTGCAGTAAAAGAATTAGATGAAATAGTAGTCATGGACTTGAACATGGATGTGACTGCAACTCATTGTAATGGAACTCCTTTGGATTTGGAAAAGCTATTAGCCTTTGATGAATTCAACTTTTCACATGATATTTATGGTATCATGGATCATATCGACAGGACCAATGGAAAACTAACTCGTGGTTTTTTACCTCGTTGTTCAAAACACTGATGCCATGAAAGTAAATGAATTAGTTCAAATACTGCAAGAATTAAATCAGGAAGCTGAAATTGTTATTGAACACGATTTAAAATACAATAGAGTGAATAGTAAAATTGACACCAGTAAGCCAATAAAAGAGATAGAAATCAAGCATGTAAAGTCAAATGAGTTCTTTACTTCTGAATATGCACTTAGCACAACAACAAATTTTAAATAGTAGCAGTATGAAAAAGCAAAAATTAAATGCCTATCAAATGAACGGTTACAACAGCCGTGAAGATTATTTGAGGTCTATTTCGGAAGAGAATGGAATTGAATACTCTGTAGTTTTACAACTGGCTCAAATGCTCGGAGCAGAAGAAGACTTCGATGGTCTTGTTGTAACGATTGAAGAAAATAGTTTAATCTTTTCAGAATAAAGGAATATGGCACACACAAACGGAGATTGGCAACGAGTATGGAACACAAAGAATAGTCCTGAAACTTGCATTATCAAAGCAATAGCAAAAGATGGTTCAAAAAAATCTATTTGTAGAATCATAACAAATGAAAATGATTTTGAAAATGCAAAGTTAATAGTTGCAGCACCGGTAATGCTAGAAGCATTGAAAAGATTTCAAGAAGAATGGGTTGTAAATGGCAATCCTGCACAAAGAGCAAATAATTATTCAATTGAGAAACAGATAAACGCAGTAATCAAAAGAGCAACAGAATGAAAACATACAAAGGCACTCTTCCAGAAATAGAGTTGAAGTACAAAAAAGGCGATACGCTGAGATGTAAGATTGCTTCATCCAAAGATGCAGCAGAGTTATTCATGAAATTCTATGACCAGGACGTTTTCGAATTGACAGAAAGTGTAATTGTCATTTACTTGAACTCAGCAAATAATACCATTGGTTGGATGAAGCATTCAACAGGAGCTACAAATCAAACCGTTATTGATCCAAAACTTATAGTCGGTGCAGCATTAAAAATGGGAGCTTCCGGAATAATTATTTCGCACAATCACCCAAGCGGAAACGCATTCCCTAGCACTCATGATAAAGCTGTTACAAAACAGTTGAAAGACGGATGTAAGTTATTCAACATTACATTACTGGATCATATCATTGTTACCGAAGATAGTTATTACAGTTTTGGAGATGAAGGAGAAATGTAAATTTAAAATAAGATAGTTATGAAACGTATTGTAAAAAACAAAATCGAAAAGAAGCCTGTATCAAAAGACGAATTGATGGATCAGATAGTTCCTAAGCGTGGAGTTGCCAGTGCAGCAGAAAAACTAAGAGAGTTCAAAGAAAGTAATCAAAAACCAACGGTTCCAGTTTCCTCACTAAAGTATGGTTTTAAAAAAGCTTTGACATTGTTTGTTTCTCCTGATTTGACAAGAGAACAGATTATCGAGAAGTTCGAAAAACGTTTCAATGCTTCCGACATAAACATGTACAATGTGAAACGAGAACTAAGAGTAAAAAGAACAGTTAGAACATGACACATGAAGAATTAGAATTGCTTGAAATAGCAAAAGAAATAATCAAAAGCAATAGTCACTTGAATGCTATGCTAAGTGGGAGTTTAATGTTAGCTTATCGTGGAATTGATAAGCGAAGAGAAGCTACTGATATTGATATTTTAGTAAGTAGTGTTACTGGTGCATTAATTATTCCTAATGGATTTAAACAAAAGGAAATTGAAACAGAAGAAGAGTATGAAGAATCAGAGTATTGCAGATTTATTCTAACAATGATGGTATAAAATTAGATTTCTTCCAAACTGCCGAAATTCCTACTATTGTCGATGGCATTTCATGCGGATCAGTAAGAACGATGCTTGATGCAAAGTATGAGTATTGGAAAGATAATGGTAACGAAAAACACCGTTTAGATTTGGAATTTTTGAATTATAAATTCCCTATTGAAACAGATGATTTACCATGGTAATTGACCCAATGTAATTTTTTTTATATTTTTTCTTCAAAAAGTGAGCGTGTTACGCTCACTTTTTGTATTTTTGTGGCCTAACGAGCTTGTAACACAGGTCAAAAAAGTGATGTTTGTTGACATGGCAAGCTCATAAAACAAACCATTAATTCATTAATCAAATGAAAACCAAAGTGTTACAACTCCTAAAACCCAAAACTGTATCGTTGGGGTTTAGTAAAGAAGAGCTTGAAGGTGTCGCAGCAGACCTTGCTGGAAACTTACAAGAAGATGCAACAGATGAAGCGATTCAATCCGAAATCGACAAAGTCCTTCCCTATTTGAAAGTGTCTCAGTCAATGGCTAACCGAGTAATCAATGCCGAGAAAGAGAAACTTAACAAGAAACAAGAACCCGCACCGGGGTCTGACAAAAAACCTGTTGAACAGAATGATGAAATGCCTGCTTGGTATAAGAAGGAAAAGGAAGAGCAAAAAGCTCTTATTGATTCTTTGATAAATGCCAATCAAAAGAAAGACCGCAGAGCATCATTTGAAGCAACACTTGAAGGACTTCTACCCCTACAAAAAGCAGCAAAATTGAAAGATTTTGACCGTATCAATTTCAAAGATGATGAAGATTTCAATTCCTATGTTACCGAGCAAGAAGAAGTTATGAAAGGTATCAAACAGGAGTTAGCCGACAAAGGTCTTGAAATTATCGGTGCGCCAGGAGTAGGTGGAAAAGGCGATGTCCCTGATAAGCCATCTGCGGAAGTACTCGAACGTGTTGCTGAAAGAAATGCAGAGCAGGGAGCAACTGCAATTACCGGGCTCCCAAAATAAATTAAATCATCATGAATGTAAAATTTGGACATACCGATCCGGCTGCTGTCGAACAGGTAGTTTTCGAGCAAGTTCTTGGAGAAAAGCCTGGTGGTGCCTTAGTAGCTAACCCTACTTACGACATTAAGACCGGGACTGCTGTAGGTTTATCTGCAGGTATCCTAAAACCAATTAAAGCACTGCGACTTGTAAAGGCTGTTGGTGTTTCTGACACTACCATTGAAGTAGAAAAAGGTAGTGGTGTTATTGTAGGCGAATTTATCGCTAACGGTACAAAATCAGTTGCAGTTACTGAGGTTGACACAACTACCAGTACTGTAAAGGATATTGTTACTGCAACTCTTGGTTTGGTTATTCCAGTTGGAACAGTACTGTATCAGGCAGCTTCGGCTTCTGCTTCGGCAGCTACTCCAATCTACACACCAAGTTTCCTAACAGGTGCACCGGTGTATGCAGGCGAAGGAGATCAACTTGTAAGAGTTATCAACATTGCCAATGTGAGAAAAGAAACGGTTAATGCTTCTACAGAAGTTTTAGCTCTGTTACAAACCATTAAAGCTGTATAATCATGGAAAAACCATTATTTGAGCTAGATCAACCCGGCATGAATGCCGAGGTGAACTCGTATAAACCGGGTACTGGACTTGTTTGGTCCATCTTGTTCCCGTTGAAGTACACTCCTAAATTTGACCTGAAAGGAATTGAGGGCAATGAAGGAATTCCTATTTCTGCCGACCGTGTTGCATTCAATGTGAAAGCTCCTTTGAAAACACGAAAGACTGTTGGTTCTTGGAGCGGAAAGCTTGGTAAAATCTCTATGTCGAAAGAGAAAGACGAAGTTCAAATCAACGAATATCGCGACCTTAAAACAATCTCTGCTGCAAATACACAAGACAAAGCTACTGCAAGGTACTTGGTTGATATGGTGTATGATGACATCAAGGCTTGTTCTGACGGTATCGACTACAAAGTTGAAATTGATGCTTTGCGTATCGGCTCAGCCGGAAAGCAAACTTTCCCTGCATCCATTGAGGGTGACATGGCAACTACCGATGAAATCAACTTCAATATTGCTGCTGAAAACTTCGTAGGAGTTACAAAAGCTTGGAGTGATATTACTGCTGATGGAATTGGCGATGTTGTGAAAATGCAGAAAGAAATCACTAAAAAAGGTTTGAAAAAACCAATGTTTGCCATTTTGGAAACTTCCAAATTCGAGCAACTTTTGGCTCAAACTGCTACTGCTAAAAAAGTGGCTTCTATCTTGATGAACGTAAGTGGTTTGACTTCAACAGAAGTTCTTTCTGTTGATAACGTAAATGCTTACATGCGCTCAAAAGGGTTTCCTCAGTTCCTTGTTTTGGATAGTTATGCAACTATCGAAGACAAAGCGGGAAAACAAACTACAATCAAACCTTGGAATGAAAATGTAGTTACTCTTTCGCCTGTTCCACAATTGGGTTGGACTTATTACAAGCCTGTTCCAGTTATCGAAGAAACTGCTGCTTTGCAAGCTCAGGGAGCTTTTGCAAAAACAACTGTTTACTCGCAAGTTAACCCTATGTTGGAGGTTACAATGGCAGAAGCCTATGTACAACCTGCATTGATCAACCGTGCTTCGTTAGTGTTCATCAACACTACCAACGTAGCTTGGAACGGAGGATTATAAGATGACCAATCTTGCAGCTATAACAGAGGACTTGCAACCATATCCTGTTCGTCAATCATTAATCGTAAGGCAGTGTGAAAAGCACAGCCTTGCGGCTACTGAGGCTGTAAGCGATGAAAAAAAGATAGCAATTATTGTTGTTGAAATTTTGTCGCAAATGGTGATGCTCAATAACGTTTCCGAGGGTGGTGTTTCTATTTCTTTCAATAAGGAAGAAGTAAACACATTTATCAAACGGAAATGTGTTGAAGCCGGTATTGATTCAACGACTTACATTAAACAAGCAACTGTCGAAAGATTAGAATAATGAAAGGAACTATTCAGGCAAAAGTAAAAAAGTCAGGCGGTGGACAAACTCCGAAAGGTACTGCTATCCCTGATGTTTTCGATTGGGGCGAACCTGTTGAATGTTTGTACAAAGCAAACACTCACAACAACAAAGGCAAGTATCAGGACGGAAATTTTACCCAGTCAGAATATGTCATTACCGTTCAAGATCAAAATTTCAACGCTACGCAAGTACTCTTGAAAGACAGTCGTGGAAATGTAGTTTGCGAAAAGCAAGTTCAGTATTTGGAAGTGCTAGAAACAATACAACGTGTAAAAATAACTATCTAATGCTATCAGACAATAGTTTCAGTATTCATGCCATTCAGGAACAACTCTACAAAGAGATTGAGACCCGAAAGAAAGCTGTTTTACGAACACTGATATACGTTGGAAAGGAAGCCGTAAACAAGGCTAGAAGTAGTCATAAATACATTGATCAAACAGGTAATCTTACATCGTCAATTGGCTTTGTCGTTTTGGATGATGGTGTGGTTGTAAGTAAGTCCTCATTCCCTACTGTAAAGAAAGGAAGCAAAGGCAAAAGAGATGGTACCAATTTTCTGAAAAGCTTAATTGCTGAGAATAAAAAAGGTATGGTTTTGATTGTTGTTGCCGGAATGAATTACGCTAGCTGTGTTGAAGCAATGGGATTGGATGTACTTATTTCTGCTGAATTATACGCTGAACAAAAGATACCTGAATTATTAAGACAACTAGGATTTGCAGCATGAAAAAAACAAGTGGACAAATAGAGGAATATGTTTATGTATTGATTAATGGTAGTTCGTTGAAAACGGATATCAGAGGTAATATTTATAGACCAGGACTTCGACCAGATAATGCAGATACAGAAGACTTAGTGATTCAAAGGCCAATTGGTACAGCTAATCAGGTTCAGATTGGAATAGTAAATATCAATGTTTACGTTCCGAATATCACTTCAAATGGGGCTAATGTAAAGGATGTTGATAGGTGTGTAGAAATTGAAGTTCTAATGAATTCATTTTTTGAATCACTGTCAGATATCAACTACGACTTTAGTTTAGATGAAATGATTTCAACAGAAAAAGCAGAAGGGATTGATCAATACTTTGTAAATGCAAGATTAAAATTCAAAACAATTTAATTTAAAGAAAGGGAAAAATATATGTCTGAAATAATTATGTCATGGAGCGAAGCAGATATCAAGATCGGGAAAACCGGTGCTGCTGATGCTATTGCAGTTACACTTACAGATGTTGGTGTAATCAAAGACAAAACGACCAATATGGCTTCTACTGATGGAGCGCAATTGAAAGCAACTGCAACAGGTGGAAAGCTTGTTGCTGTTCAAGGTTCTGACGGAGAAATTACAATCAAAACAAGAATTATTGAGCCTGATTTCGAGATGTTGAGCACATTGCTTGACTCTACGTTGAATGTGGCAAAAGACGAATTGATTGTAAAATCACACGTTATCAATGATCCTTATTCTGTTGTCGTAACTCCAAAAAATCTTGGAGCAACCGGTGTAAAAGTTCGCAAAGCGAGCGTGTCTTACGTTACTGGTAGATCAGAAGAAGAAGGTGAATTTGCCGATTTGACTTTTATCGTTTTGACTTGTGCTGATGGAGAACTTTACACAAAGTTCAAGAAAAAAGCAGCATAAAATTCGGGAAGAATAACTGAATATTCGGGAAGAATTACACATTCTTCCCGAATATTATCTATTTACTCCGGAACTTTTCGACAGAGTAGAGTAGAGTAGAATAAAGAAGAGTAGATAAGAGTAGAAAAAAGCATTTTCGCGAACAATTTTTCAGTATGAAATTATGTCAAAAACAATAGAAACAAAAACGGCTGAAACAATTTTGCAAACACCGAATGTCTTTGAAATTTGCGGAAGACGTTTTGATGTTGCACCACCAACCACGGCAACGCTCATTCAGGTTTCAAAACTAATGTCACAATTGCCGACCAACCTCGAAAAAACTGATAATTACATATACGGATCACTAATGATTGCGAAAGACTGCGAAATTATCGGTCTAACAGTTGCAACACTGATTTTAGGTGTGAAAAAACACTCAAACATATCCGAACAAAAGAATAAAGCCTTAAACTGGCTTAAAATAGGAAAACAGAAAGACCAATCCCAAGAATTCCAATACAAGGAACTTTCTGATTTGATTTTAGAAAATTACTCTCCAAGTCAGTTGGACAAGTTAGTTGTTGACCTTTTGACAAGAATGGAGCTAAAAGATTTTTTCGATCTTACCATTTCCCTACTCGAAGTAAACCTGCTAAGGAAAACAAAAAGGGAAATGGTTTAAACGATAGTATTTGGGCTGTAATAGCAGGGGTTTCTAAGGGTTACACATTGAATTTTGATTATGTCTTGTATGAACTAAGTTACGCAAATGTAGTCATGTACAGTTCAGTTCTTCCAAGCAACGAAGAAAGCAAAGAACCTGATTTTGACAGTTCTAAAGATGCTAACGACCCGAATAATTTTAATGATGATACTGACGAAATAATTGTACGAGCATGAGCGAAAAATGGTGGAAGTCAGGCATTGACAACTCAGGATTAAGAAAAGATGCTGACGAAGCGTCAAACATAGTAAACGGATTGAGCAACAAAGTAAAAGCTCAGTCTGCACAAATGGATAGCAGTTTTTCCACTGTCGGCAAGAGTCTTGCTGCAATCGGTGGGACGGCTGCTATTGCTATGATGGGTAAAGACATTCTCGATACAACAGCTAAGTTTGAAACTTTTGGTATTGTACTTAGAAATTCTCTTGGTGACTTAGAGGGAGATAAGGCATTAGGAATGATTGCTGATTTTGCAGCAACTACTCCTTTTCAGTTGGATGAAGTAACCGGGTCATTCATTAAGTTGACAAATCAGGGATTTACCCCTACACGTCAAGAAATGGTAAAACTAGGTGATTTTGCTTCTTTCACAAAGAAATCGTTTGACCAATTGACCGAAGCCGTTCTTGATGCTCAGACAGGCGAATTTGAACGTTTGAAAGAGTTTGGAGTAAAAGCATCTCAATCAGGTGACAAAGTTACTTTCACTTTCAGGGATCAAAAAACCACCGTTGACAAAACAAATGCTGCAATTCGTGGATATATTCTTTCTCTTGGCGATCTTGAAGGAGTAGCCGGATCAAATGCGAAAATAGCTGCTGCAATGACAGGTATTATCTCCAATTTGGAAGATAAAATGGCTGCTGCAGCAAACAAAATTGGAACAGACAATAAAACTCTTATTTATGGCATTCTGAATGGAACTACTGCCATTGTAGATAACTACGAAATGGTTGGTAAGGTTCTTATGGGTCTTGTTGCTACTTATGGAGCTTACAGGGCTGCCGTATTGGTTGCTACTGCCGTAAGTAAAGGTTATACCATTGCTCAAAATCTTGAATTTGTTTCGTTACTACTTGTCGAAAAAGCACAGCTTGCGGTCAATGCTTCAATGTTGACGAATCCTTATGTAGCTGCTGCAGTTGCTGTAACCGCATTAGTTGCCGGACTTGCTATTTACTTGTCAACGCTCGAAGATGTCAATCAGACTGAAATTTCAAAGAAAACTATTCAGGACAAGGTAAGCAAACAGTATGACGAACAGAAGTCAAAGATCGACATGCTTGTTGGTGTTCTGAATAACGAAAAGGTTGCATTATCTGAACGCAAAAACGCCTTGGGCGAACTACAAAAAATAATTCCGAACTACCACGCTTCGTTGGATAATGAAGGTAAACTTATCAATAACAATAAGTCGGCCATTGACGAATATTTGAAGTCGTTAGAGAAAGAAATTAGACTGCAAGCAGCTAAAGACGAACTAATTGAACTGTATAAGAAAAAGAGACTTCAAGAAAAAACAGCAAAGGAAAGAGATGCAAGTGCTGCAAGTGCTGAGGCAGCAGCAAATACTACAATTATTGGCGAAAGTCAATTAGGGGGTTCTGCTCGTGGATTAATGGCCGGGCAAACTAGAGGTTATGCAAATGCTGCAAAGAAAGAACTCACCGATACAGTAACAGCCATTAAAGCCATTGAAAGCGAACTTACTGCTGAAATATCTACTACTACGACCAAAATTGTCGCTCCTGAAAAGAACAAAGATTATTGGGAAAAGCAAAAGAAAAATGCTCAGGACGCTTTGGCTTTGATGGGTGAAGCCAAGAAAGGTTCTAAGGAATGGAACGAACAAGTCCGTCTGTCGAACCAGGCTACTGAGAAATTGAAACTTTGGGACACTACCGGCAAGGTTGCTACTGAGGTGAATAAGAAAGCTCAGGAAACTGCTGATGCCAATTTGAAGATAAAGAACAACGCTGCAAAAGCTGCTCTTGAACAGAAACAAACCGAGATTGACAATCAGAACGCTGTCATAGCCACTCAGGAAGATGGTTTTGCTAAGCAGAAATCAGTTATCGAACTTAATCACAAGCAAAGACTACTTGACATTGATAAACAGGCTCAGGAGCTTGTAGAAAAAGAACAGGAAGCTGAAAAACTGGCTTGGGAGAAAAACGGCAAGAAAGGCGTATTTACTCCGAAGACAACCGATAGTTCAAACCTATCTGCAGAAAGTAAGAAAACACTATCTGATTCAAAGTTAGTAGTTGATATTACCTACAATGCTGACAACGATAATTTGCTAAAGGAACTTAGCGACAAGTATGCTTTGTTTGATGAAAAACGAAGAGAAATTGACCGAAAATATTCTGATGATGGTGTAGCTATAAAGGCTATGTTCAGTGGTGAAGAACTTGATGTGAAATTGAAAGAACTTGACTCAAGACACAAAGAAGCAATCAAAGGGGTCAATTCTGACGAATCGGATTCTCTATTGAAAACATCAGACCTATTCATTCAATTGTTTGGTGATGCTTCTATGAAGTCTGTGAATAGTATTCGTGCTATTTCTGCCGAGTCACAAGCATTATTTGATTATCTGAATAACACTTCTGTTGGCGATCTTACGGACAAGTTTGGATTTTCTAAAGAACAACTGACCTCTTTGAAATTGAGCAAAGAGCAGATGAAAGGGATGAAGGACCAAATAACCACCCTGAATGGTACGGCTGACAAAGGTGAGTTAGTATTTGGTGAGTTTGGTGCCAACATCAAGAAAGTGTTTGACGGTTTTGGGAAAGGAAAAAAAACGGTTGGTGAGACTCAGAAATTAATGGAAGGGTTGCAAGGCACTCTTCAAACTGTTTCTTCATTTGCCGGACAAGCACAAGGACTTCTCAACGCAATGAGTACCGAAGAGGGCGATGCAGCAAGTTCAGCAGCAAAAAGCATTGGTGCCGTTATGGACGTTGCTAATTCTACCATGCAAGGATTTCAACAAGGCGGTGTTGTTGGTGCTGCTGTAGCATTTACCATGTCAGTTGCTACTAAGATATTTGAAGCCGAGAAAGCTCACCAAGCTGCGTTGAAAAAATTGCAGGATGAAAAAACGGCACAGCAAAAGGAGTATAACGATTTGTTGATGAAACAAAACGAACTCCTAGAAAATGCAACAAATATTTTTGGAACTGATGCTTATGCAAAGGCCATTGGCTATGCACAGGTTGCTGATAAAATTAGTGAAGCTCTTTATAGCAAAGAATCAACTGTTGTTCAAAAACGTGGAACTGGAATTTTTGTATCTCTTGTCCCTGAAATAAAGGAGTATAAAGGTGCAATTGCAGAACTGAACAATGCAAAAGTACAAACCGGTTCGCACAAAACGGGGCTGTTTGGTTGGGGAGGAGAGAAAGCAGATTATTCAGGCTTATTGGCAACATATCCTAAACTGATTGATGGTCAAGGAAAGCTAAACCAAGAACTGGCTCAATCGATTTTGGATAACAAAACGCTTGATGAAACGAGTAAAAAGGCTCTGCAATCTGCTTTGGATTATTCAAAAGAATATGATGATGCTTTACAATCATTAAGTGACTATCTAACTACCGTTTTTGGTTCATTAGGTACTGACATGATGACTGCAATAACAGACAATCTTAACGATACTCAATCAGCGATTGATAAGTTTGGTGAATCTGCTGCAAAGTCTATTGAAAAGCTAATGACTGATATAGCTTACTCAATGTTTTTGGCTGATAACTTTACGAAGTTATCGAATGACGTAAAAGCTGTTATTGCAGATAATTCACTAACTCCCGAACAGCAAGCAGCAAAGGATATTGCCTTATTAGGTGATTTTTATTCAAATGTTGGATCAGATGTTGAAGCAGCAAATAAGTTTCTTTCAGATAGTAAGGATGCAGCAGCAGCAGCCGGTTTTGACCTTTGGAATAAAACTACACGTGAAGCCACGACAAAGGGTTTTGCATCTATGAGTCAAGATACTGGTACTGAATTGAACGGTAGATTTACTCACATGGACGGTACCATGACAGAAGTATCAACCAATACTTTAAGAATTGCAGACAGTATGGATTTATTGAAAGCAAATTCAAGCAGTATTCTTGAAAATGTCATTGAAATAAAAGGTCATACGTCAAGACTTGAAGCCATTGAAAATGGGATAGGTTCAATGAAAATGAGTCTTGATTCAATTAATACTAAGGGAATAAATATCAAAGTAGGATGATAGCAACTTTATACATAGATGGACATGATGTATTTGTCGACTACGGCATTTTCATTACAGAAGGTGGGTATAATGGTTTGTTGTCATTTCCTAGTCTAAAAGAACCCGACAAAACCGATTGGGCTGAGCGTGATGGAATTGAAGTTGACTTGCTTAACCCGGTGCTTGATGCAAAGAAATTCTCTGTATCATTTGCTGTAAAATCAAACGGTGACTTCAATGGATTAATGGCATTGATATTCAATCAAGCCTATCACACATTCAATTTTGCAGAAGTAGGATTAATTAAGTCGTTACGTGTAGTTTCTTGTTCCGATTTCAAAGGAACGAATAATTCATTAAGGTTTTTTAGTTTAGAGTTCTCAGATGACTTTCCGTTGAGTGCATACAGTTATCAGGTGCCTGTTTCTACGCAAATTTCACAGCGAGGTTACGAACTGGACAGTAATGATTTTTCAAAATATGGAGTTGCAATACTGGAAGGATCGGATGCTGAAATTCTTAAGCCAAACGCTGTAAAACCAAACTTGACAGTTAATGTAAAGTATGTATCAGGTCAAACGTATTCGAATGATGGTGTTGTTTTTCAGTCGAAAGATGTCAAATTGAAATGCTTATTACTAGCTACTAACATTTCAGAGTTTTGGCGTAATTACAACGCTTTGCTGTTTGATTTATCAAAGTCCGGACTAAGAACTATCTACTATTCAGGACTAGGTTATAAGTGTCACTATAAGTCTTCTTCTGTTTCAAGATTTGATATGAAAGGCCGTATATGGTGTGAGTTTGAAATTAGTTTAGTGTTCACAAAATTAGGAGTTCAAAGATGAAAATTTTCAATAATAACATAGAGATAATCGATATAATCGTAAAGGATGAAAGTTACCGTTATCGTACTATAATGGGCGAAAACGCATTGACGTTGACGTTCTCACTTTCAACATTTATTGAAATTCCACGTGGTGCATACGCTGATTTTGAAGGAGAACGCTACACGCTTTTGAAACCTCAGGTTTTCACAGAAATCAGTTCGAAAGAGTTTGAATATACATTGATTTTAGAAAGTGCAAAAGCACTTCTAGGCCGGTACAAGTTCCGTGATAGTTCATCAAAGAAATTGAAGTTCGCGAATACTGCTAAGGCAAGTGCACACCTGGCAATGTTGGTTTGGAACTTAAATCAACGTGATTCAGGGTGGAGTGTTGGCGAGTGTATTGATTCAACAGAAAAGGTATTGAATTTCAATCACACCTACTGCGATGAAGCGTTGAAGATGATAGCACAAAAATTCGATACCGAATTTGAAGTTGTCGGGAAAGTTATTTCGCTTAAGAAAATCGAGTACAACAAAGCAAACCCTCTCCCACTTTCGTATGGTTTTGGGAATGGATTCAAGACTGGCATTAAGCGTGAAAACTTCGATAACTCAAAAGCTGTTGAAGTTCTTTTCGTGTCCGGGGGTGAAAAAAATATAAATGCTTCAACGTATGGATCAAGTGAACTGTTGTTGCCAAAAAATCAGACCTTGGTTTATGAGGGAAGAACCTATATTTCTGACGAAAATGGTTATTCAATCAGAAGGGCCGATAAGGAATTATTTTCTCATATAGAAGATAGTACTGATTGTTCACACATTTATCCATCACGTATTGGTACCATTTCTAGCGTTGTAGTAGTTGATGCAGCTAAGAGTTTCTACGATTTTATTGATACAAGCATTCCTGCAGGGCTAGACTATTCCGTTTGTTTGATGGATGGTGAGAAAATGACTGTTATTTTTCAGTCAGGAATACTTGAAGGTAAAGAGTTTGACGTAAACTATAGCCACTCAACTAGGAAGTTTGAAATTGTTCCTCAGGAAATTGATGGTGTTACAATGCCGAATGCTACATTTAAACCTATTGTTGGTGATACTTATGCAGTTTTCGGAATTAGTTTGCCTGATGCTTATGTATGTGATAATGCAAGCAAAACAGGAAGTTCTTGGGACATGTTTCGTGAAGCAGCAAAATATTTCTTTGAGAACGAAGACCCACGTTATAGCTTCACAGGTGAACTTGATGGTGACTGGACAAAAACAGATTGGGTGAATATTGGTGGTAAAATAGTTCTTGGCGGTTATGTGAGCTTTACTAACGAAAAGTTTCAACAAACACCTTTGCTTATCAGGATTGTTGGCGTTAAAGACTACATAAACAACCCTCATACTCCTGTCGTTGAACTGTCAAATATTACTGTAGGTGGTAATAGTTTGAGTAGCGAACTTGGACGAATTGATCAAAACGAAGTTGTTGTTGAAGAATCAAAGAAAGATGCGATCCGTTTTGCAAAGCGTGGTTTCCGAGATGCAAAGCAAACAACAGAAATGCTTCAATCGGCATTGTTGAATTTCAGCAGCTCCATTTCTCCGCTAACTGTTCAGACTATGCAGGTGATTGCCGGTGATGAAACACTGCAATTTGAATTTGTTTCTAGTTCAACCTCTACCACTTCAGTATCTCATAACGAAAACTACAATCCGGCTACGAAACAATTCAGTTCTGAAGCAGGTATTTTGCAGCATAAAACGCTTGGAGTAACTACGCTTTCAAGTTCGCACGCTGCATCAGAGTTGAAATGGTGGAATATGACCGCATTTGTTTCGGCTGTATTGGATGATAGTAGTAAGTCTTACTATTTGTATGCTAAAGTCAGTAAAACGGATAATACAGGTGTTTCCTTACTTTCCGAGAATGCAATAGCCCTCGAAAGCGTTGCAGGGTACTATCACCTTTTAATGGGAATTCTCAACTCCGAGAATGATGGTGACAGATCGTACAGTCAGTTTTATGGTTATTCAGAACTTACGCCTGCACGAATGACAGTGAAGAAAGTCGTCAGTCCAAGCGGAAATACTTTTTTCGATTTGGAAAACGAGGTTATCCAAGGAAATATCAAATTTCAGTCGGGGGTTACTGTTGAGACTGGTATTAGTAACGCCAAATCAGAAGCAATTCAAACGGCTGCCGGAGATGCTACAGCTAAGGTCAATAATTTGCAGATTGGTGGTGAAAACCTTGTTGATGATAGCAGTTATGAAAATGGGCGATCAATTCAAACGTATGGAGCAACACCATCTGGAACTGTAAGTGTAGATACATCTATATTTTTTGATGGAAGTAAATCTATGAAGCATATATTCAGTAGAAGTCAATCAGATGAGCCTTGTGGAATATATAGCATTATGTCGCAATATGATTTTTTAGACAAAATAAAAGGAAAACAGATTGTTCATTCAATATATGTCAAAGCATCAGGGTCGGCAATCGGTCGAACTATAGTACCATATTTATATTTTGGGGCTACCGATAAATACGGAGATAATTTCACACTTGATGGCAGCTGGCAGCAAATATGGATGACAGCGATTGTTCCGACCAACTCGACAGTGTTCTTTTCTTATATTTTTGGAAATTTTACTTCAGGTGACATAATTAATGTAGATTGTGTTTTTGTAGGATTTGGAAATAAGGTGACAGATTGGAAATTGTCAAAAAAAGATATAGATGCATTTACAATAGCGAAAGCAAATGCAGCGGCAGAATTAGCTTATGCAAATGCACAATCGTATGTGAATGCTATAAAAACAGACCTGCAAAGTCAAATTGATGGAAATATAACTTCATGGTTTTATGACTACGAACCAACAACATCGAATATTCCTGCTTCAAATTGGAACCCTGATTCTGTAAAAGATATTCATTTAGGTGATTTATTTTATTGGACTTCAAAAGGATGGGCTTATCGTTATATGAAATCAGGCAGCGTCTATTCCTGGACTAAAATATCCGATACCGATGTAACTAAAGCGTTAAATGATGCTGCAACGGCTCAAACTATTGCCAATGGTAAGCGCACAACATTCGCAGTACAACCAACTACACCTTATTTGGTCGGTGATTTATGGCTGAACAGTGGTGATTTATTTAGTTGTAATGTAGCTCGTTCAACAGGTACTTTTATTGCAAGTGATTGGTCAAAAGGGGTAAAATACACCGATGATACCGTTGCAAATCAAGCTGTAACAGCTGCTCAAAATGCTCAAACAACAGCTACTAATGCGGCAAATTCGGCAACAACGGCAAATTCATTACTTGCTGACATAGCTAATGACAATAAGTTGACAGCTTCTGAAAAACAGCAAACTAAAACCGAATGGGATTCAATCGTATCTGAAAAAACGAAAAATGATACTCAAGCAGATGCTTTTTCGGTTTCAAGAACTGCATACGGTACGGCATATACTGCATTGAGTAACTACATTACTGCGTTGCTAGCTGATTTGACTACCACAAGCGACATAGTAGGAACCACTTTTAGAACTAATTTTAAAGCGTACTATGATGCAAGAATTGATTTGCTAAATTCTATTGCTATAAAGTCAAAAACATTAGCAGATGCAGCACAATCTCAGGCTAATACTGCAAATGCGAACGCATCGACAGCTCAAAGTACTGCAAATTTAGCTCAAACTAATTTGAATAATTTGCAGATAGGCGGTAGAAATTATTTTTCAAATAGTGAAATAAAATCTACGATTGGGTGGGACGCTTATAATTCTTCATTGTCAATAGTTGATAGTTCGTTAAGAGTATTAGGGAGCAATAGCCATGTTGGATTTCTAGCAACTTACACGCAGGCGATTGATGCGTTTAGAGAGGTCACAATTTCTTTTTATGCAAAAAACAATAAATCAAATCAAATTTCAATAGATTCATGGATTAATGGTAACGACAGCTTAAATCTAGGTACAGTAATTGGAAATAGCGGATGGGTTAAATTGATAAAGACATTTGTCCCAAAATACTATCAAGTAAACCAATTAAGCTCTTCTATGCTGTATGTAATTTCTCATGGAGATAGTGATTTTCAAGTAAAAAATATTAAAATTGAGTACGGGAATAAAGCAACAGATTGGACAGAAGCCCCCGAAGATGATTACGTAAAGAAAGCTCTTCAATCCAATACAGATATTAATGGCGGTTTATTCAGTACAACATTGATTCAAGTACGAGATACAGATAATGTTGTTAAGGGTGGAATGTCAGGCGTACAAAATGATAATGTTGGCATTTGGACAGGTGGAACGTATGCGGATGCAATCGAGGGTATAGCGAAAAATATATTAAATAAAAATGGGAATTTCCGACTAGGTGGTGGATTGATTGATTTCGATGCAGCTACACAAATAATGCTGATTAGCGCACTTATTAGAACTGCTGTATCGGGTGATAGGTTAGAAATAAGTAACTCCAATAACTCTATAACTATTTATGATTATGCTGGGTTAGAGAAAGTAAAAATATCTCCCAAAACAGTATCGCCACGTGGTGATATTGGAGGTTCTACAACAGTTACTACAACTACCTATGCAGCGCACTCTAATACGATAGATGAAGATGGTACTGCTAACATTGGGAGTTCTGAAACAATAACTCTTGACGCAACTAAATTCTTTACCATAGTAACGCCTGCAGTCAACTTCTCACTTTCAGCAAGTGGAGACTACGACGGTATTAATAAAATTCACTATACAGGTGATGCAAGCGTTCGTGTTAGTCTATTTGATGTATCAAAAGGAGTATCTGTTTGGGAAAGTAACGAAAGCGTTTCATCAAGTAATTCATCCGTATCTGAGGATAGTGGCACTATCGGAGCAAAAACACTTACCGGGATGAAAGGGAGCGTTTACCGTATTGATGTTACGATTAGTATTTCACACGAAGGTGCAGGAACCGGATTGGCAAGTGCTTCCATTTCGGCAGGGCAAACGCTTACCGGAACTATTGTAAATACTATTTCTGAAATAGGGCTGAATGGGTTTAATTTCATAAAATCAGCTACAGAATGGTTACACCTGGGAGATGATGACTTTTCAAGACGTGGAGCAACTGATATACCGGCAGGATTGGGAGGAGGAGGTTTTTCAAGTGGTGGTGGACTTGCATCTTCTTGGGGTAAATTTCCACCAACAGGTTGTGGTGGAGCTACAACAAAAACAATAACACATGGTATTGGAGATACTGATTACGCCATTATAGTAACGATGACATCTAATAATACATTTTATGTAACTGGTAAAACAGCATCCCAAATACAAGTTGTTACATCGGGTTCAGCTGATTTTATATTTGTTCGTACTAAATAAAAAAATAAGGGCTGCAAAAACTGCAACCCTTATTTTAAATTGTTCTTAATTTTATTGTAAATTTTGTGCCTTTAGTGTCTTGTATTCTGCCCCTGTAATTGGAATGAAAGTAAATGCTTCGTTAAACGTCTTTATCATTAAAGCTTCATCTTTATTTTCGTAAGCTTGCTTTATGATTATTTGAGCCGACCGTATTGTTGAGTTCGGAATATAACCAAGAGTATCACGAGGTGCACCAGCGGGGGCATGTAGGTTAAACTTAATTAAAATACAATCAGCTGATTCTATAAAGTCTGGCACATAATTACCGTCCTGATTGATTATGTCGACTCCATACATTTTTAAGCACGGTGTACTTGAAACAGTATCTCGTTGATTCGACTCAAAGACTCGTTCCCATTTAAGGTTGTTGAAATTATATTGAATAATTGTAGTTTGCTTTACTATATCCAATGCGCTCAAATGTGTATCTGTAACTTTTACAAAAGCGGGTGCTTTTGATGCTCCATAAGCGGGTTTAATGCTAATCATAGCATTTGGATCAAGTTTCAAAATATTAGGCTCATCTTTTGAACCGCATGATGCGAAAGCAATTGAAATTAGGGTGATGATAATTAGTTTTTTCATAATTGTATGAATTAAATTTCGACAAAGATATAGATAATAACATAAATTGAGGTTTGTTTTTTAAAAGAATTTGATAATTGACACTAGAATGTTATCAATTTGCTGATTTATTGCATGTTTTTCAGAAATAAGTGAGCGTATTACAATCATATTTTATATTTTTGTAGAGTAAAGTTTATCAATTTTGAAATAATGTAATATAGTCAATTACTATGAATGATTTATTCTATCAATTGTATGATTTCTTGAAGAACGCTATTGTAATGATAGTCACGACATTATTCACAATTTACATGCAACTTGAAGATGTTTACATCCTGATTTTCTTTGCTTTTGTGGCAAACATAGCAGCAGGAATTTATACTGATGTAAACGTAAATAATAAGCCATTCAAAATTGACAAGGCATTCGAAGCATTTAAGCATTTTGGTTTTTATGTCTTTTTGGTGTATTTCATTTATAGTACAGGAGTAAGGACAAAGGACGAATACATTCAAGTGCTTGGAGTAAAGTGGACTACGCTGATTGTAATTTATTTCTACATAACAAACATTCTAAGGAATGGAACGCTGATATGGCCTGACAATAAGACAATATCATTTCTGTACTTGGTTTTCTCAACTCAGATTTTCGACCGATTAAAGAGTGCATTAGGTTTTAAAGCTAACAATAATAAAGACAATGAATTATGAGAATTTTAATTGACAATGGTCATGGTATTGAAACACCTGGCAAGCGTTCGCCTGTATGGCCGGACAAGTCACAGCTACTTGAATACAAGTATGCACGTGAGATTGCTCAACTTGTAGCAGCAAAGCTTAAGAAATTAGGACTTGTTGTTGATTTGATTGTTCCCGAAGAGAATGATATTCCACTTACTGAACGTTGCAAAAGAGTAAACAAAATTGCTTCAATCGTTGGAGCAAAGAACTGCTTGCTTGTCTCAATTCATGCAAATGCGAGTGACACGAATGCGGAAGCTCGTGGTTGGGAAGTTCACACGTTCACTGGTCAAAGCATTTCTGATGTTTATGCTACAGTTTTTTGGAAAGAAGCAGAAGCGATTTTGAAACAAGAAACAAAAATGCGTGGCGATTGGTCGGATAAGGACCCGGACTATGACAGCAATTTTGCTATGTTGCGTGACACGGTTTGTCCTTCTGTTTTGACAGAGAACTTATTTATGACCAACGACCAGGATTGTAAGTTTCTGTTGTCTGCAGCAGGTAAGAAAGCCGTTGTTGATCTGCATGTAAATGCAATTGTAAAAATAGCTAACTTGTCATGAAAAAGCTGAAACGTTGGTGGATAAGGTTCACCAATCCTACACCCAAGAAGTGGAAGGATGCACGAAATTATTTTGGCGGGGTAGCTGCCGGGATTACAGGTGGATTAGTTGCTGTAAAAGTAGTTGATCTATCAATGCCCGATTCAACAAAAACGGTTCTCACCGTTGCCCTGTTCATTGCTGCAAGCCTTACAGCGTATTGTCAAAGTCATGAAACTAACACCAAACAAGATGAAAACAAGTAAACGAACTTTTTTAAAAACTCTGTTTTTGATATTAGTCAAAAACGAACGTTGGTTCCATAGTCCGAAAAACATTGATGCTTTGATCTATCGGGAACAAAGGAGAAACATGATTGCATATTCGTGGAGTTTCTTAGCCGTTTTCATTGTTGGGTTATTGTTTGTTGGGTGTTCAACTACCAAAACAACCAAAATAAAGACCGACCAAGCGATTTCTAGCGATACACAGGTCAAAAAGTCTTCCGAACTAACCAATACTACCAACTTGGTAGATAAGTCGATTATATCGAATAATACGTCAATTGGAAAAACATTGGATATTACTGAAAATGAGATTGGCGAGGTTACAGGTAAGTTGACTATTTTCGATACTTCATTGCCGGTAGATGCTAAGACTGGAAAACCGCCTGCAAAATCTGAATTAGTTTGGACTAATAAAAAAACTACTCAGAAAAGTGAAAATCAAAAATCGAATGTTGTTACTACGGATCAGAAAAAGAATGATTTGAAAATTGACGAAAAAAGCGTTTCGAAAAACAAATCAGACAGTTCGGCCAATGTAAAAGCTAAAACGAAAACGGAAGATACAACAACCGTGAAAAAATTACCAAATATGTCTTTGATACTGCTTGGTGTTCTCGGTGTTACTGTTCTACTTATTTTCGTTTTCAAAATTCCAATTGTTGAGTTATTTGTAAAAATGTTTTCTTTCGTCAGAAAAATTCTCGGAAAACAGAAATAATTCAGGAACAATTGGTAAAACTTCCCGAACTTTTGGCAATTATTCCGTCTCGCGCGCGGATCATAAGAGTAGAGTAAAGTAGAGAAGAATAGAGTAGAGTAGAAAAGAGATTTTTCCGAAAAAATATACTGCTGTTTTATACTGTTTAAAATTTGTTTGATAAGCCGTTAGCCTGTGAAGGTCAACGGCTTTTTTTTGTTAGTAAACGTCAACAAAAAGAAGAATACAGTTAATCAAACTTAAAACAAAGAAACATTCTCGCAAAATGTGAGCGTATTACAATCATATTTGCTAGTTTTACATATTATTAATTCAATATAAAACTAACAGTTTAAAAACAGTATAAAAATGAAAGCAATAATCGTAAAAGACAATGATTTTAAGACAATTGGTTTTGAGGTTACCTCTAAAGCAGAAAATGGATTAAGAGGTGAAACAATACTATTTAGTTGGGGAATATCCTCAACACTAAAAAGCAACTTTCAAAAGGAAGTCAATGCAAATCATTGGTTAGTTCAAATTTTCGATTTAGTTAAGCTTAAAGGAGTTCTTCAAGAACAAGAAGAAGGTGTTCGTGAGTTCTTTAGTGTTGCAGGTAAGAATAAATTAATCAAAGACGGACAAGGTGTTGATGTCAATGATTATAAGCAAAGAGTTGAAATTACAAAAATGAAAATTGAAAATATAGTTAAGAATATAATTTAAAAAGTAGCAGTATGGAAACAAATTATTTATCACATTTACAGGAATCAGCTTACCGGGCATTTTATTGGACTTCATTCAGTCCTGATGTTAGAGGTAAACAGTGTATTGACGAACATGAATCACAGCTGAGTGATGACATTAAATCTATCCCAAGTTCGGAGCATGAAAGATACATCGCAAAATATGTAGAACTATTCTCTAAATGGTTGAGTGCTCATTCAAGGTGTGCAAGTTCAGCAATAACAGGTGGATCAGGGTTCAATGTTAGAAGAGCTGAGAAAGCAAACAACAGTGAGCGTAACGCTTATAAAAACTTTGACGAGTGGAGAACCAATGCAAAGAAATCTATTGAAAAACGTATCGAGCAAAATAAGCCAGAAGCACAAAAGAAATCAGAAGCATGGCAGCGATTAGAAAAAGATATTTTGCATTCTGCAGCAGTAATTCACGGTATAAACAAAGGGCTTGAAAGGGGCTGTAGTAAAGCTCTTTTTGTCAGTTCAATTTATCAAAAGACTGAAACATTCGCTAAGAAAGGGGACTTTGAAACTGTTCAGCTAGCAATTAATTGTATTCGTAACTTCAACGAAACAATGTCTGTAGTAATTACCGAAAGACACAAGTTTTTCAAGTTGGCTGAAAAGGCCGAAGCAAAGAAAGAAAGTATTGAGGAACGTTCACAAATGGAAAATCAAGAGCTTTTGATAATTGGCGGTAAAGTTATCTACAATTACGAAATTGACAGATTGCAACTTGAATTTGACGAAAAGCCCTCCTATAGTATTATTCAAGAATTAAAAAGTCATGCGTTCAAATGGGCTCCGTCCACCGGAGTTTGGCAAAGACAATTGACTGGGAATGCGATTTATTCGACTAAGCTATTTTTGAAGAGTAATAATTTATTTATATCTAAATCAGAATGATATTATGAATGAAGATATAAAATTGATTTACGTTGATTTATTTTGTGGAGCAGGTGGAACTTCCACAGGAGTTGAAAGTGCAAAAGTAAGAAAAGAACAATGTGCCAAGGTAATCGCTTGTGTCAATCACGATAAAAATGCGATTGCTTCGCATGAAGAAAACCACCCTGATGCGCTTCACTTCACCGAGGATATAAGAACACTCGACCTATCAAAGCTTATTGCACATGTTCAGTTTATGCGCATTATGTACCCAAATGCAAAGCTTGTTCTTTGGGCTTCGTTAGAGTGCACAAACTTCAGTAAGGCAAAAGGTGGACAGTCGAGAGATGCAGACAGTAGAACGCTTGCAGAACATTTATTCAGGTACATAGAAGCTCTTAATCCTGATTACGTTCATATTGAGAACGTAGAAGAATTTATGAGTTGGGGTGAGTTGGATGATAATGGAAAACCAGTTAGTAGAAATAATGGAAAAGATTATATCCGATGGATGAAGCAAGTTTGCTCTTATGGATATGATTCAGATTTCAGAATTTTGAACTCAGCAGATTTTGGAGCATATACTTCACGCAAGCGATTGTTTATTCAATTCGCAAAATACGGTTTACCTATCAACTGGCCTGAACCTACACATTGCAAAGGTGGATCGGTTGGAATGTTTGATTTCAAAAAATGGAAGCCAGTAAAAGAAGTACTCGACTTCACGGATGAAGGTGTGTCAATTTTCACACGAAAGAAAGATTTATCCGAAAAAACGCTAGAACGGATTCATGCGGGACTGATCAAGTTTGTTGCAGGTGGAAAAGACAAATGGATTTTGAAATACAATTCCACTAATGGGAAAACAGGGAAACATAATCCACCATCTGTAGATGATCCTTGTCCAGTAGTTAGTACACAAGGAAGATTGGGAATTGTAAAGTGTGATTTTCTATCAATATACAATTCAGGTAATCCGGATCATAGAAATACTTCAATAAATGATCCTTGTGGAGTAGTTACAACGAATAACCGTTTTGCAAAAGTTCAATGTGATTTTTTATCAGCTTATTATGGAAATGGTGACAATGTTAGTTCTGTGAATAATCCAAGTCCAACCGTAACGACAAAAGACAGATTAGCTTTAGTTTCTCCACGATTCATTGATCAACAATTTGGACAGTCAAAGCCTGCATCAATTGAAAAACCATGCGGTGCATTAACTGCAAATCCAAAGTACAACCTGGTAACATGTAATCGATTTATTGTAAATCAGTATTCAGGAGGTGGTCAACATTCAGACGTAAATAATCCGTGTCCTGCTGTTTTATCAACTCCAAAACAAAATCTAGTTACCTTGAAACCGTGGATAATGAATACCAACTTTAGCAATATTGGCAGCTCGATTGATGAACCATCCAAAGTAATTACAGCTAATCGTAAATGGCATTACCTGATGAACCCGCAATTTGGTAACCAGGTTCGCTCGGTTGATGATCCATGTTTCACTTTGATTGCTAGAATGGACAAAATGCCCCCTTATTTCATAGTTGCAGAAGATGGTAAAATGCAAATTCGAATTGAGAAAGATGATTCTGAATTTACCGTAAAAATCAAAGAATTCATGTCGATTTACGGAATAGTTGACATTAAAATGCGAATGCTGAAAATTCCTGAACTCAAAATGATAATGGGATTCCCAAAGGATTACAAGCTTATCGGAACGCAGGCAGAGCAAAAGAAATATATAGGTAATGCAGTAGAGGTAACGATGGCAAGAGTCCTTTGTGAAGCAGTAGCAATTAAATTACATCAACAAACAAAAATAGCAGTATGAAAGCAAAACAGAAACTTGAAGATTACCGTGTTACGGTACAACTACAAATTGTAGAAATTGAGGTAAAAGCTACATCAAAGACAGACGCAAAGAAAAAGGCACTTAGTCGCCTTTCAAGAAAAAACCCAGTTAAATTAATCCATACAGGATATCCATCAAACAGAAAAGAAATTTATATTGATAAATTATGAACAATCCAAACAGAAAAGACCTGAGACGGTTGAAGTCAATTCAAGTAATGACAGCAAATTTGCAGTCTGCTTATTCCGGACTGTCGGAAGAAACTCAAACATTCCTACTCGAAGAGTTTGAAGGAGAAACGCAACTTAATCTTTGTAGATTTGAAGATAATGTTGCAGAGACTATCAGAGAATTGAAAAAGCCAGTTGAAAAAGTAAAAAAGGAGAAATAAAAGTATGGAAAATCAAGAATTTAAACCAACAATCAAGCAGCTTGATAATATGGCACATGCATTAGGAATTACGTTATATGATGCATTGGTTAACCCAAGAAAGGAATACAAATCACTACCTAGTTCGTTTTATAGAAACTACTTTCAAGTAGCTGATGACGAAAAATGGAATGTATTGTGCGATAATGGATATGCATGCAGTTGCATTGGATGGTCAAGGGTATTGTTACGGTGATAGAGTTAGAATACTAAGCATGGTCGGTAATGACGTTGAGTGTATAACTGAATTCTACAAGTACAGTGAAAATGATACTCGTATGGATTGGAAAGAAGGGCGAAAATATCATTGTAAAGTTTCGGACTTATGGCCGGACGTTTATCATCAGGATTAAATGAATTTTATATCTTTGTAAAAAATTAAATTATATGATACCAACAGAATTATTCCCAAAATACTGGATTTCATTATGTTCAGATTACCCTTACAATAGTGCTGATATTGGAATATTGATTGAGATTCTATACAAATTAAAAAACAAAATAGTTCCAAAAGAGGATGAGTGTAGGCAAACTATTGAGCATGCAAAGTCTCATAATTTAAGCTTAATAGATTCAGCATATACATTATTCACTACCCCAACAAGTAAAATAATAAACTTAAATTTGCGTACTCCAAATGAGCAGGCAAAAGAGTTAATTGATAAGCTCGGAAAAGATGGAGCATTGCGACAATGTTTTGGAGAATGGAATAATACAGACACTTTGGAAGAAGAGAAATTTTGGAATGAGGTTGAAGAAATTATACGCTCTGAAATGCGTTAAAATAGCTAGGATTTCAACAGATGGACATTTGGTGGACAAAAACACACCATTAAAAAAAGCTAATCGCTCGTTATGAGCCGATTAGCTTTTTGTTTTGTGACCCAGGAGGGGACTGATGGTTGAAATAGCATGATTTTGGATAGTATTTCAAAATGTTCAAGAACCTCTGATTCACTGTGCAAAGATAATAAAAATGTTTAAATAGGTTCATGTTGGTTCAAGTTAATTTACATCAGGTGGACAATTCGTGGACAAAAACATTATCTTTGCATTAATAAACAAAGTAGCATGGCAACAATAACATTAAGTCTATCAAAGAAATGTAATGAAATTGGAAAATCTGAAATAATGTTGAGATTTTCCATCAGTAAAGTTCAAAGATACAGAATAAAATCAAATTTATTCGTGTCGGCCAGTCGTTGGTCAAAGAAGAATGAAATATCTATTCCTAAGATTGAAACAGAAGAACGCCAACAGCTCGTTTCATTAGCTTCTAGGTTCGATAATTTGAAAGTACATATATTCAAATGTTTTGAAAATTCAGACAAATCACAAGTTACTAAAGAATGGTTATTTGAATGTGTTGATAGATTTCATTTCCCTGAAAAATATATTGAAGTGATCCATGAGCCAACGTTCTTTGATGTCGTGGACGAATTTCTATCAAAACGTAAATTATCTGCCGGAAGACTTCGTTCGATAAATGTTGTATTCCGATCATTGAAGCGTTACCAATTGTATAAGCAAAAAACGAATGAATTGTTCATTTTAGATTTGAAAAATATAGATGAAAATATACTTGCTGACATTGAAAAATTTTTCAAGGATGAACCGACTGTTTTTGCCAAGTACCCGGACATTTACAAAATTGTAAAAGAGTCAAGAAATCCTGAGCCAAGAGGACAGAACACGGTGAATGATATGTTGGTTAAGCTAAGAACGTTTTTTATTTGGTGCACCGATAATGAGAAGATTGATTCAAATCCGTTTAAGAAGTTCCCAGTATCAGAGTGTATTTATGGAACTCCGTACTATATTAAGATAAGCGAAAGAAATCAGCTTTATGCAAAGAACATGAAAAAGTTACCATCGCTAGCGGTACAAAGAGATATTTTTGTGTTGCAGTGTCTTATTGGTTGCCGTGTTGGTGATTATTACAAAATGAAGATGTCAAACATAATGGATGGTGCCATTGAGTATATTGCCGGAAAAACAAAAGATGGTAATCCGATTACTGTACGTGTTCCTCTCAATTCCATTGCGCTTGAAATTATCGAGCGTTATAAGGATGCTAATAGAGAATCACTAATGCCATTTATCAGCGAACAGAAATACAATGAAGCTATCAAAGAAATGTTCACGTTTGCAAAACTGAATAGAATGGTAACGGTTCTTAATCCTACCACAAGGGAAGAGGAAAAAAAACCGTTAGATAAAATAGCATCCTCGCACCTGGCACGAAGATCATTTATAGGAAATTTGTACAAGCAAGTCAAGGACCCAAATTTAGTAGGATCATTATCCGGCCATAAAGAAGGAAGCAAAGCATTTGCCCGTTACCGAGACATTGACGAAGAAATCAAGACTGACTTGGTGAATCTACTTCTGTAGTTTCTTTTCTGTTGTAGCCAACGTTTTTGTGAACTACTTTTTGAAACTTTGGATTTTCAACACCGAACATCCAACCCTTTCCAGTCATTAGCCACTCTGCAGAAACGCCAAAGTCTGCTATAAGATGGGAAGCCCAAATAAGTTGGAACATGTCTGATTTTGGGTCTTTGCGAACGTTGTTCAATGTCCAACGATTAATGTCGTACTTGTCAGTGAAAGATTTTACACCTCTCAATTGTCTGTTTGAAATTAGTACATCCAATGCTTCATAGAAGCGATTAATGATTTTGACACTTTCAGGATTATTCATGGCTAACTGCTGTTTGAAGTAAATATAATTCCTCAATGTATTCTCCAAGGTTCATATCCTCTTTGCCATCTTTTACAAATGACTTGTCAAGTTCAATTTTTGCTGCTTGAATTTCTGTAGCAAATTGTCCTGCAGTAATATTGTTGGCTACTGCTTGTTTGTAAAGTAATAACAGTTTTTCTAGTTGTTCTGTTTTCATATTCGTTGTTGTTAACTGTATATTATATATGAAAGTATTGATCCGACTGCAATAAATATCACCAATATGCCGGCACAGCCTGATTTTTTCGCTGATATTATATTGTGCTTTGCTTTGATAAATTCGACTTTTGATTTAGCTGTTTGTAAATCAACGTTCTTTTTATCGCGATATAATTTGATTGCATCAATAATATCACCTTTTTGAATGATTGGAATGAGAAGTTCTTCAATATCTTCGTCAGCCGAACTTATAGTAAGAGCTTCACCTGCTTTGAACTTGTTCCCACACTTAAGACATGTTATTGATACATCTTTGCTGCCGATTGTTCCGGCTAACACTCCTACTCCACCTGTAAGCAATGCTCCTGCCAGTGCCTTACTTCCGCTAAATCCTTTTTGTTCTGAGTGAAGTTCTTTTGAATAGCATTTTGGACAGCATAAGTATTCCTCTTGAATTTTTGTAGCTATTGGGTTACCGCAGTGAGGACATGATACAGCTTTGTCGCTTACCTCTTTCCCGCATTCTGTGCAATTAATTAATGCCATGTTATTTGTTTAATGAGTTTTCTATGAGTGTAATAAGTCTGTCAATTTGCTGATCCTTTCGTTCCAGGCTATCGGCTTGTTTTTTCATTATCTCAAAAGCAATTTGAAGTTCATTTTTATGACCACCATAATGTGGGTGTTCATCAGATACAATTCCACTTTCTGTGTAATATCTCATTATGTTCTCTTTTCCGTATTTGTCAATTAAAATATTTAATTGCTCTTCGGTCAGGTCTTTTCCGTCATTTTCAATCGCAGATATATTCGGCTGTTTACAACCTAACAGTATCGCTGCATCTTTTTGTGTTATACGATGCTCTTTTCGCAAACTTTGTAAATCAAACATGTATCTATTTTTAATTAAAATAAATATGTATATATGTGAATAAACATTAATTATGCAACAATATCATCAATATATCATTGATATATCAATTATATTCGATACTTTTACACTATAATATAAAACCACTAAACAAAAGTAGTAAAAAGTGGTATATCGACACACATAAATTAAAATTATATGGAAAATATGACATCCGAAAGTCAATCGAAAATCGATTTAAAGACTTTTTACAAGAATCTGCCAAGGGCAGTAGCTCCAAAAACTGATTTTGTTGAACGTGTTGCACTTCAGTGTAATGTAAATGAGCAAACAGTTAGAACATGGGTTGCAGGGACTAATAAACCAAGCGATCCTGCATATATCGAAATATTGGTAAAAGAAACCGGCATTGCTGCCGAAAATCTATTTGAAAAATGACAGAGTTTAGCACTGATCCAATGACTGGCGAAGGGATGTACAGAAGAGTTGGTGAATCTGTAGTTAATCAGTTTACCTTAAAAGACACTGACATTGCAGCCGAATTGCTCGAAAGAAGTGAAACGTTTTATCCTGAACAAGCAGAAGCTTTAAAAAAGGAGTATGCAAAAAGTTCTGCCAATAAACCGTATTACGATTTTTTGAGAGCCCGGAGAATAATAAACTGTTGCTTTGGAGAAAATGACCGTCAACCCGATGTTGACCAGTTTGGAAATTACAATTTCGAAATGGTAAAATGTCCATTGATAGCAGAATGTAAGTATTTCAAAATTATTTGTCAGCCGAAATTTGATAGTACGCTATCAGCAAGAGAGTTGGAAGTAATGAAAAAGTACTATGAAAACTGTAAAACTGAAACGATAGCAGAGGACTTGTTTCTTTCTATCCACACAGTAAAGAACCACCGAAGAAATGCACTTCAAAAGCTTGGATTGCATTCACTTATTGAATTTAAAGATTACGCACATAACAACAAACTTTTCAAGTAATGGAAAACGTAGCAGAACCAATTGTAGAAGTATCAAAAGTGTTCAATCTAAGTATGGAACACGACACAGCAAATCACACGTGGACACAGAAAATTGACCCTTTCACTGTATTTGTTGATTTAAAAAATAAAGTGATTAAAACGTTCAAAAATGGTAAAGAGATAGAATTACTTAGTTTCAAGGATCATTCGTTTAGCCTTTTGGATTACGAAAATCTACTGATGACAGTAGAGCAAAATGCAAATGAATTAAAGCAGTTTAGCAATGAATCTTGACCCGAACACACCAGTATGGCAGTTGACAGTAGGGCAGTTCACAGAACTAATGACTTCTCTACAACCAAAGCCAGTAGAGCTTGTTCCTGAGGAAGTAATTCTAAACACAAAGGAAGCAGCAGCCTATTTGAAAGTTAGCATCAGCACACTGAACCGTTGGAATAAAGATTACTTGAAAAGTGATAAAAAAGGCGGTATTCGAAGATACCGAAAAAGTGAATTGGACAAAATTTTAAACAAATAAAACATGAAAACAAAAGATATTGAAGAAATTATAAGTTTATGTGAACCATTAGCTTTGATAATGTCTGAATTAAGTAAGTCAGATGAAAATTCGCTAACACAAATCGCTAAAAGTGCAATCAAAATAAAACCCGTATTGGAAGATTTTGTAAATGTAAATCAAGGAATATCTCAAAAAAAATATCTAAAATTAGAATCTAGCAAGCAAGATTTTTGCGATAATGTCGATGGGTTGGTTGACTCAATTGATGATTTACAGGAATTAATAGAAGATGAAGGTTTTGATGCATGTAATGACATTATGAATTTAGAGGACATTCGAACTTGGCTATTTAGAATAATGGATTATAAAAATGTAAAAAACAAATCAGCCGAAAAGGCATAAATACAGCAGTATGAAAATAACACTAAAAAAGCTGACACTCCGAGGATTTAGAGGGGTCGTTTCAGAAAGTTTTGAGTTTATCGGTCGTGAAACTTTCATTCATGGTCGAAACAAAGCAGGAAAAACATCGCTATACGATGCTTTCCTATGGGTGAATTTCGGAAAGGACCACTTGGATCGTTCCGATTATCAATTGAAAACTCGTGATTTACTTGGTAACACGAAACCAAAAACAGAATGCGAAGTTGAAGAAGTTCTTGATGTAGATGGTAAGATTACTACACTCAGACGAGTGTACGGTGAAAATTGGGTAAAACCAAAAGGAGAAGCCGAAGAAGTATTCAAAGGAAATACAACGACCTATTATATCAATGATGTGGACGTACCAAAATCTGAGTACGATGCTTTTGTATTAGGTCTTTGTGGTGAAAAAGTTTTCAAGTCAATTACCAACCCGCATTATTTCCCAAGTCTTAGTAAGGACGAACAGAGAGCTTTATTATTCAGCATGGCCGGAGAAATAACCAACGAATCGGTTGCAGCAACTAACAAAGCATTTCAAGAGTTATTGACTGAAATTACTGGTGTTTCGTTTGACTCTTTCCGTAAGGAATTGGCAGCCAAAAAACGCAGGATAAAAGAGGAGTTAGCCGGTATTGAACCGAGAATTGACGAGTTGAAAAGAACGATGCCCGAAATTCCCGATCTTGATGCAATCAACAAAGAATTGGAAGAAAAGAAAGGTAAAATTGAACTTGTCGAAATGTCAATTTCAGACATTGCTAAACAGTCCGAAAGCGTTCAGAAAGAACGGTTAGAATGGCAGGGTGAAATCAACAAGTTGGAGCTTGAAAACCAACAACTAGGCTTTGAAGAAACTCAAAAGCAATCGCAAGCAATTCAGGAAGTAAAACGTAAGATTGATGTCGTAAAATCAAGTAACCTTGAAGTAGAAAACAAAGAAGCTCAACGGAAACAGAAAGTAGTTTCTTTGAATAAAGAAAAGGACGAAAAGCTTGAAATTATTGCACAGTATCGCAAAGAATATCAGAATATAAATGCTGAAACTCTAACATTTCCCGAAGGAGCTTTTGAATGTCCTACCTGCAAACGATTACTTGAACCGTCAGACATTGATGCAAAGCAAGCTGAATTGGTAGCCAATTTCAACAACGAAAAGGCAAGACGGATTGAAGAAAATAAGAAGAAAGGTCTTGCGATTAAAACTCGATTGGATGAAATTGAGAAAGAACTTGAACAGCTTGTTGTACCTGTTGAAGCTGAAAAGTTCACAGGCACAAAGTTGGATATTCTAAACGAAGAACTTGTAAAAGTATCACAGCCGATACCGTTAACCGAAAAGCAAAACGAAAACCAAGGAAAAATAAACTGGTTCCGTTCCAAGCTCAATGAAGAAGTAAATTTGCAAGGAAATCAACGCTTCATTGAAGAAAAGAACCAACTGCAAGGCGAGATTGATAAATTGAAAGAACGACTTGCATTGAAAGACGTTGTTGAAAATACGAATACCCGGATCAAGCAACTAGAAGGACAATTCAAAACACTCAACCAGGAGTTGGCCCATCTTGAAAGAAAAGAATTTACGCTGAAAGAATTTGAATTTGCAAAGAATACTGAATACGAAGTTCGTATCAATCAAATGTTCAAATATGTAAAATTCAAGTTATTTGCTCAGCAAGTAGATGGTCAGATTATCCCAACTTGTGAAGCTATGATTGATGGAGTTCTTTACTCTACTTTGAACAATGCAGATCAATACAAATGCGGTTTGGATATTATCAATACCATTTCAGCCTATAACGATAAGTACGCACCTATATGGCTTGACAACCGTGAGGGAGTAACTGAAATCCCTGAAATGACAGCACAAGTTATCAATTTGGTTGTAAATCCTGAGAAACAAAAACTTACTATCGTTTAGTAATCTTTAACTCAATAAGTGAGTGTATAACACTCACTTATTGCTAGATTTACATATTATTTAAAACAAACAAATTTATAGTAGCAGTATGGAAAATTACAAGACAAAAGAAGAAGTTGAAAAACTCTTAGGTGTAAAAATTGAAATTAAAGACGGAAAATTTCATTATGGCGGTTCTCTCGACCTACGTGGTACGCAAATCAGTGTCCTACCCGATAACTTGACAGTTGGCGGTTCTCTCGACCTACGTGGTACGCAAATCAGTGTCCTACCCGATAACTTGACAGTTGGCGGT